TATCTAAAAGTTATATAATCTCAAATTGAGATAGTCTCCATACTGTTGATTCTAAAGAATTTAGAAGTATTGACATTATAGACAAGACTTTGGTATTCTAATAAAATCTAGAGAGGATTAAAAATATGAAAGTAAAAATAATAACTCCACCAAATGCACTAAATACTAAAAACTTATTATCAGAACGTCTTTATAAACTATCAGAACTACTCGCAAAAATAAATCCAAAAAATCAGACACATGGATTATTAGGTGGGGAATTTGGATACGGACAAAAATTTGAAAATTCAATTTTTAAAATGGAACCTTATTGTTGGTGCGCACAAGAGAATTGTAATATGTGTAATGGAGATGGTTCTAATTTTATATTTAAACCAACAAAGTTCTGTCTAAATTGGTACAAATGGATTGGTCGTTCAATGGAATTTGAGCCGCAGAATATCTCAGATAAAGAAATAAATAAAATGTTCGATTTGTGTGAAAAATCTATAAGGAACTAAAAAATGTCTAGATATTCTAGAAAATCTCATATTTATTATGACAAATATCAAAAGACCAGAGTCTCTATTCATTGGTCTAACAAAGCCTCCGCCTACGCGATTCATTTTGAAAAACTTCCCAATAGCAAATGGTTTGCTGGTGGCAAAGAAAGATTCCAAAAAATTCAAACTGCCTTTATTGGCTTCATTAATAATCTACCATATGGAGAAAAAGAAAAAGTCATTAAGATTGATATAGTAAATAACGAAGAAGTCCAAGATTGGACTTACTATATTCACGAAAAACATCTTAATAATTTTAGAAATTTAGTAGAATTGATGCCAGAAGATTTTGAGATAGACTTTATCGAGAAGCCAGATGAAACAGCAAGATTTACCAGTAAATTTATTCCCATAGATGTATGGCTAGATAAGTTTAAGGAGATAACAGGTGAAAGCATATCAAATCTTGATTATAATGGAAGTCGTTCTATTTACCGCCGTATGTGTAGACTTCTCCATCCTGATTATAATCCCAACGATTTGGAAATTGCCAGTAAAATGAGTGAATTAAATGAAATTTGGACAAATTTAGAAATATATCATTTTAAAACAAAACAGATAGAACAATTACAAGAAGTATAAAATAGGATAATAAAGATGAGAAGAATACAATGGAAAAGACCAATTTGGAAATTAGTAATAGATAAAAATTCAAAATCACTAACAAATAGTATATATGAGGTATTTGATATTGTAATTCAATCTTGTGTTATATCTTGTATACATGGATCAAGAACAATATATTCAAAAGGGCCATTTACATTAAAGTGGCAATTACCGTCGGGAAAAGTTAAAGAAAAATTCGCAAAATATTATTCATAGAGAAAACAATTACAGGAGATATAAAAATGAAATTATTAGTATCATTTGAATTAGATGATAGTGAAGAAATGGATGAGGATGATCTAATACAAAGTCATATTAAAGCAACAGAAGATTTAATAAATGATCTTACAAATCAATTTAATATTAAAATTACAAACATAAAAGTAAGTCCAAAAAAGGATTAAAAAAAATATGACTGAAAATAACACCGGAATAGCAACAAAAGACCAACTAAAAAATCCATTCGGCAAGAGAGGTCTAGCCAAAAATATTAATGATGCAACAGAAACACTAGCAAAGCTAGACCCAAATACCCGCCAGAATCGTCTTGGTTTAGTATGCGACGATTCTGGTAGTATGTCTGGTGAGGCTATTTCAAACGCTCACACTGCTGTTTCAAATTTCTGTTCTAATTGTAAACCACAAGAAACAAGTATCTGTATTTATCCACTAAATGCATCCAAAAAAGAATTAATTTGCGATTATGATATTCTTACAATTTATTGGAATAGCATAAACGCAACAGGTGGAACACCATTATATACAAAATTAGATGAAATGATAGAAAATGAAAAAATTACAAGAGCAGTAGTTTTTTCTGATGGTGGGCCTACAGATGGGCGTATATGGATAGATGGAGATTTATTTGGAAATAATTCTGTTGATAATGAAAAAGTAAAAGAAATTATAAATAAATATAAATCAAAAGAAATTCCTATAGATTGTATTTTTATCGGTTTAAAAGATTCTACAGGATATAAAGAACTAGAATTACTTGCAAAGCTAACTAATGGAATTTTTGTTCATTTTACAGATAGTAAATCCTTATCAACAAGTCTCAAATATTTAACGCCGGGACTTAGAGGGTTACTTGCTAATTCAGAGATAAAGGAGAAAATACAACGTGGAGAAAAAATCTAAAATTAAAGAAAAAAAATATGACAAAGCAATGGATACTGTTATTGAAAATGCTAATTGTAAATTACTAGTAATTGATGTAGACTTTGGTACTGTATGGCATTTTAATACATTAAAGGAACTAATTAATAATTTTCATGATCAAAAAGTCTTATTAGATTATATTAATGAAAGAGAAACTTATTATAATAGCAAGGATTAAAATATGAAAGATTTCAGAAAACAAGAGGAGCCAGAAAAAAATGGACAATATAGCAATAGTTCTAGCATTAATAGCGATAACATTTGCGATAATCAATCTAACCAGAACAATAGAAAAGAAGAAATAACCGAAGAAGAAAAAAACGTCGTAAAATTATCTTCTAAGTTTCTCGGTCTAGGAATCAGAACAAAATTCGTTTACTATCTTAAAGGTCCAGTCGTTACAAATTATACTTTTACTTTATCTAATGACGTTCCACTTTCAAAAGTCTTAGGAAAGTCAGAAGATTTAGCATTATCTGTGGGCGCAGTCTCTTGTATTATTCAAAGAATAGGTGGAGAAATAGTTATATCTATTCCAAATAATCCAGAAGATCGCCAGATTGTAGATTTCAAAGACAATTTATATTGGTATCTTCATAATGAAAAAGTGCGCGAAGCACGAATACCAATTCCTTTAGGTATAAATATTCAAGGACAAAAATCATTTTTTGAATTAACAGACATGCCACATGCCTTAGTTGCTGGAAGTACAGGCGCGGGAAAATCAGTATGGCTTTCTTCAATAATTGAATCTTTAGTTTATAAATTTGATTCTGATTATGTTAAAATGTATTTAGTAGATACTAAAAGAGTAGACCTGCCTCTTTTTAAAGACCTCCCACATATTATAGGACTTGCTGATGATATTAAATCTTTTCACTCAGAAGTTTGTTATCAAGTAATGGGAGAGATACGTCATAGATTGCAATTATTTCAAACTGAATCTATTCGTAATATTGATTCATATAAAAAGAAAACCGGAAACAAAATTCCATACATTCTTGTTATTATAGATGAACTAGCAGATGTTCTAGAATTAGATAAAGAACTTGATAGAAAAAAGGATGGAGAATATGAAGGAACACCCACAGTTAAAGCATGGCTCAAACGAGTTACCGCTATTGCAAGAGCAGCCGGAATACATATTATTGCTTGTACGCAAAGAAGCAGCGTCAAAATTATTGACGGAGATATTAAAGCCAACTTTAACTGTAGAATCGCCTTACGTTTACCAACTGGCTTTGATTCTCGCACAATACTTGGAGAAAATGGAGCGGAAAATCTTTTGGGTAAAGGAGATATGTTAGTAAAGAAACCAGATACAGATATTCTTGAAAGATTTCATGGGCCTTTTGTAAGAGATGAAGATATTAAAGAATTAGTAGAAAATTATAATCAATTAAAAACTATACTTTCCGCTCCAATAATATCACATTAGGGAGCAGGAAATTGGAGAGATTAAAATGCATAATGTAATAACATTAAGACATAACTCTGGTATGTTACGAGATTGTTGGTGGGAAAAAGATCCTAAAGATAATCAACCAATATTAGTTATTCGTCAAGTAAAATTTATTGAAGATAATGCACAACAACCTATAACTAAATTAATTAGATTAACAAATAACGAATTTGTAAAATTAGGAGAATTAATATCAAAAGGTCCAGATATAATCAGTTAAAATTTATACTTTACGGAGATTAAAAAAATATGAAAGCAGAAGAAGTTCAAACACAAATAATCAAATGGTGGCGCGAACCATCTAAACTAGATTGGACTATATTTGAGTCTTTATTAGTAGCTATACTAAGATCAAATGATTCAGATTCTAATAAAATAGAAATATGTAAAGAAGCGTTAGATGCTTTTACAAGAAGAGGATATTTTCAGTAATTATGAAACTAGAAGAATGCCAAGAACTCGTCAATAAATTAATGTCCATTCATGTCTTATTTACTCTAGGATGGAAATTTAAATGGGACATTCACAATGACGTTTAACTATGATCACATAGCGGACGTGCTGTATGTAACATTTGAGCAGAGCACTACCGGTGTGTCGTATATCGAGAACCGTGAGGGCGACATCCTGCGCATTGACAAAAAATCTGGGAAAATTGTTGGTGTGACTGTTGTATTCTTCCTGCGGCGTGCCAAGCTTGGACCGATCACAGTGCCGGAGGTATAATAATCAATTAATATATTTGTTGTCTACATCATTGTAGACAAATATAAAATTAAGTGACTATAAAATGATACTAGCGGGCTGTGGAAATCTCTGTGGAGATTGTATACGGCTGTCTACAAACTATTGTAGGATAAGGACTTATCAGCCTATTGCATTCACAGAGGAAAAGCTGTAGACTAAAGCCTAAGCCAATTCTATACTTATACTAAAGACGAATTTAAAAATATATGGCCCGTGATTATAGACTTAATACTAATAATTCAGCGATAGCTGAAAAGAAAAAAGAAAAAAAAGAAAACTGGCCTGTTGTTTCTGCTAGAATACCAAATAATCTTAGAAAAAAATTAGAGAAAATGTATCCAAAAAGAGGACAGCTATCAGACGCTATAAAAAATCTGCTTGAGAATCATGTGCAAGTTTTAGGATATTAAAGGTGATAAAAATATGATAGAAAATATAACAGAAGATTCTTCTGTTGATAAATCAGAAGTAATTCTTCTAGAGAATTATGATTACCAACAAGAAAATATTAACAAAATATTACACCCCGAAGAGTGGCCTGCCTCATTAATAAAATGCGTTTTTGATTGTTCCAGCGAAGAAACAAAATCCTGCCTAAAATGTCATAGAAACTATTGTATTCTTCATTCTTCTAGAATATCCTCGAATTTTTGTCAAGACTGCTTTAAAAATCTATCTCTAATAGTAGATAAGTTTGAACGTAGAGTAGAAGATTATGATTCTGTTACTGATACAGTAACAACAAAGAAAGAATCTTGCAAAAGACTTAAATTTGATGGTCCTGACTGGATATTCTATACAGCATGGATAGATAAATTAACAGATGATGAATTACAAACAGTCTGGGAGTTTCACTTCTTCGTTTTAAAACTTATAGAACAACAAAATGAAATTCGCGGTGCAAAAAGAAGAGATCAATTAAAATCTAAATCTACTCAATTTATGAGTGGAGTACAGGTAACAACTACTAAAGAAACAAGGACTAGAAAAGAAGTAAAGCCGAAAGACCCATTAATTGAACTTAAGAAAATATTTCCAAATAAAAGCGAAGATTTTTACAAACAAATGATGGCGGTGATGAAACCATGAAAAAAATAATATTATTATTTATATGGTTACTATGTGGATTTTTTGCTTGGGAAGTTAACTTAGCAGAGAATTCTAATGAGTATGTTCCTTTTGCAATTAGTTATAAAGATAGTTCACTTGATTGTCGCCATCAACAAGCATTTGCAATTATCTGGGGTGAAGCATTTGGACCAATTTCTTTAATTATTGCTCTTGAAAACTCTGGTTTCGCAGAACATGGACTAAAATGGACTTGTAATGTTGATGAAAATGTAAAATAAAAAATATGACACCAGAACAAGCATCACAAAAATATAAATGGGTTAAATATAATTCTTCTACAAATACAGTAGAATTATATCTTGACCATCATATGTTATCTTGGGCCAGAATGTGTGAAGCTGGATTTTACTTTCAACACATTTTGAAAATAAATCCTAGTTATAAAAGAGTAGAGGCTCCAAAAATACCAATTTTAAGACCAACAAACACAGAGAAAGAAATTATAGATTCTACATTAGAAGGATTAATAGATAATCAAAAAGAAGAAAGTGAAAGATTAGAAAATATAAGAGCCTCAATACACAAACCTTGGTTCCTAGAATTCGGTGAATATCTTCATTATATGTTTGAAATTTATTACAAATCTTTTATTCATCGAGAAAAATCTTATATCTTAGATTATCTATTATCTCCCACACAACAGTGTCTTAATCTTACAGATTTCTTAAACATTGGTAAAAAAGTATGGAATTTAATGGATATAGAGTGGTTTGCAGGCATAAATGAAAAGAAACCCGGAAATGTAGATTCTGCTAGTCACAAAAGATATTATGAAGTTGGAGGATGGAAGGGAGTTAGTAGTCTACTAACACAATATTATGTATATTATCAAGATTTGAGAGTTAGAATTATAGATACAGAAATTATATTTGGGTATAATAAAGAAGTAAAAATTGGAGAATTTAATTTAATAACTGATTATTGGAAAGAGAGGTCTCCATATGGATCGTGGGATGAGGATAAAATAGAAACAATAGAAATTAATTGTTTTCTAACAGGCCGCATTGATCTTCTAATAGACAACGGCTATAAAATTGGTCCAGTAGATCATAAACATTCTCATAAATTTTACGGAGATGAATCAGATCATTATAATCCACAAGATGCGATTACTGGATATATATTAGCAACACGCGAAATAATGCAAAGAAATTATCCCAAGTATTTTGAAACTGGGCGCGAGTGTCTTAGTGCTTGGGTCTATCATATCTGCGCCACAGAGCCATCAGAACCAAGAGATAAAAATAAATCAAGACAACCAAGATTTAAGACAACTCCAATAGATAAATCACCACAACAATTAGAAGATTTTAAAAAGCGTCAACTAAGTACATTTAAAAGAATAGCAGAGTTATTATTTAATGATAAAACTCCAGAATGGAATACTCTTGTATGTAACAACATATTCAATAGAGATTGCATGTATAAAGATATACATGAAAGAAGTCCCGAACAGTGGGAAAATATCATTAGAGAATATTATTTAGTTGGACAAGAATGGAATCCTAGAGAAAGAGATAGTGATAAAATTGATGAGATTTTAAAAATAGAAAGAATATGATATTCCTATGCGGAATTTGTGGAGAAGGATTGTTTAAACCCAAATTTAGAACTTTGTACGATCTTATAGATCATTGGGCTAATAAACATCAAAGAAGAAAATATGATATTAAATACAATTTAGCGTGGCGACTATTAAAAATATGGCCGATGAATAGGTGAGAAATATATGTCAGAACAAGATTTACTCGCAAATATGTTTCAATATATAGAAGGAGCTAAAAGAGCAGAAGATATTATAGCTGGAGATAGAATACATGCTGCTCTTTGTGGTCCATCTGGAACAGGTAAAACATATAATACATGTATATCAGCTAGAAAGCCTATATTTGTTGCTGATTTTGATGATAGAAGGGCATCTGTAGCACAACTACCGGAAGTAATCATAAAAACTTATACTGACAAATATGATGATACTCCTGAAGCATGGGGGAACTTTGAACAGGATTTAGGAATTTTTGAAATGCTTAAACAAAGAACTCCTTCTGAATTACCATTTAAATCATTAATACTTTCTAGTATAACATATTTGAGAAAATATGCAGAACATCAATCTCTTAAAGACTGTGCTTCAAAAATAAAATCTAGAGAATTAAAAATAGGACAAGTAAAATATCTAATTCCTAAAGATTGGGATGCAGTTAATAGTGTTCAGCATATGTTAGAAACATTAATTGAAAGATTATATCGTCTTGATATAGATATATATGCTGAATTTCATATAAAACAAGAAAAAGATAAATCTAAATCAACACCAGAGAATCCAGTATATAAAGAAAGTTTTACTGTCGAACCGGAATATCTTGCTATGCTTCTTCCCAAATTTGATGAAGTTTATAGAACTTTTGTAGAGAATGGAGAATTTAAAATGCAAGTACGTCCTGATGCTTATTTTGGAGCAAAATCGGCCTTAAGACCTAGTGAAGATATTGTAAAACAAGATATACAAGAAATGATTAAAAAATATCAAGATTCTTCCAAATAAATTTTGGAGAATAATTGGCAGGAATAGCCTAAAAATCCATTAAAAAGGAGCTACAATATGTGTCCTGTTAGAATGGGTGTTGACCCAGAAACAACTAAAGCACCAAAACCAGTACCAGCAGGATGGTATGATTTAAAAGTAAAAGCACTTAGAGCAAAATACACCAAAGGAACAAAACCAGAGGATGGTAAAATTAACTATGAAATCGATACGAATGTTGTATCAGCTCGCGATCCAAATCATAATGATTCCTTTGTTATGGTTAGAGCAAATAATGGTCCATTTCAAGGTTTTGCAGTAGTTGATATTTGTCATGGAGCTGGATTACATATAGAAAAAGATGGTAGTTGGCCCGGTGGTTTATCAGCATGGTCTTTTGATCCTAAAGACCCTGAAAATGTAGAAAAAGCTCAATACAAAGGCCCATTACTGGGAAGAGTCTTAAATGCTGAAGTAATTACAACGTCATGGGAAGGAAATGAAAGAAATTCAGTTAAACAAATAAGGTGTAAAGTACCGGATTGCGCTGTAAAATTTCCAGATATTAGACATAGACTGGATTTGCTTGGAAAGAATAAATAAATTTATTAAGTTTGTTTGCCAAGGCATTCTATTATTATGCTACAAGTATAGTGTTATGGGAGCATTATACTTAACCTGCAATAATAGATATGAGTCCTAGCAAACAACTGTCGCCTCTCAAGGTTACATATTACCTTATCACACACAGACATTATCGGGCATGGAGAGGAATCCCGATAATAAATTTTATGCCAATATATACAGAAAATGGATATAGAATAGAAACATGGATTTGTCAAAGATGTTATTTTGAAAATACATGGGAATGTATATGTTGTATAGCATGTACTGGAAATAATATGCTAACAGAAGAAAGAATAAAACAACTTGCTCATATTTCTAAAAAATTAGAACATATGATAGAAGTAGAAAAATTTTCACCCTTTACAGAAGAAGAAGAATTTCATTTAAGAACAATTTTATCACAAGTAATTAGGAGACATACTTTATATGGCGGAACAAAAAGAAAAAATGAATCGTCAACAATATCTTGATGTTTTTAAAGATACTTGTGATGAAATGTTAAATCTTACAACTCGTAAAAATAATGATTATGGTGGTGTAACTGATCCATTTAAAAACTTTAGAGACTTTGGAGTTAAAGGTGTTTTAGTACGAATGTCAGATAAATTTGCTAGAATAAAAACAGCACTATGGGAAGAAAGAGAATTAAAAGTTGCAGATGAAGTTATTGAGGATACAATATTTGATCTTGCTGTTTATTCTGTGATTCTTAGAATTATATTAGAAGCTCAGAAAAATGGAACTTATTAAACATCCAGATTTAGATCAAGTATTTCATGCCTGTCATTTAATACAATATTGTAATGATGCATTAAAAATATTTGAGTCTAAAATACATAAAGAGTCAAATGATAAATTATTTATTATGGTCGGTGTACTAGATTGGGTAACTGAATTACACAGATTAATATATGTCTCTAATAAATAACCAAGGATCCGAATCTAATCCTCTCTGGATTATTACAGGAACTCCTTATGAAAATGATGCCCCACAGAGCACTATATTCTCTGGTGGTTTTGGATGGAATTGGAAAAAAATCTGGAGACTTTCAAATCTTCCCGAAGCTCATATTAGGTCTATATATCCTTGTCTTGGTTCTACTTATGATCCTGCCACTATTCTTTATAAAACTCACGAGTTAATTAATCAACACAAACCAACATTTATTATATTATTAACAGATGAGTTACTTAACTATTTTGTACCAGAAACAACTCAAATAAAAGAGAAGAATTCTAGTATAAGAAAATGGGCAGGCTCTATCCTAAAGTGTGAAACACTACAATACGATCATTATATTTTTTGTTGTCAACCACCAGACTATTTAACAAGAAATTGGGACGAACATGAAATAGCTGGATATATTGATCTAGGTCATGTAAAAGAAGAGTATGATTTTTACATCAAAAATAAATTTTTACAACCACCTCCAAGGCGCAGCCTTATAACTGCGCCTTCTTTTGGAGATTTAATTAATTTATTACAAGAGACACTTAATAAATTTTACAAAAAAGAACTTATATACATAAGTAATGATATTGAGACAATAAGACCAAAAGAAAAATCTTTTTATAGAAGAGAGATGAAACATCCCGGCTTGATTTATTGTACAGCAATAGCTTGGTCAAAAGATTTTTCTTTTAGTTTTAGTCTTTGGGATTATGAACCATTTCAATGCGTAAAAATCTGGCGTTTATTAGCAGAAATATTAGCAAATATTCCTCAAATTGGGCAAAATTATTTTGAATTCGATTCTCATTATTTAGAAAGAATGGGATTCAGAATTTGTCTTTCAAAATGTCTTGATACACGTATAAGACACCATATTTTATGGCCCGGATTACCACATTCACTTCAATTTCAAACAAAACAGTATACAAGAGAGAAGTTTTATAAAGATGAGGGGAAAAATTTTAGACTTGCCTTTAAAAAACAGTATATGGAATACAATGCAAAGGATAGTGCTGTTACTTTTGAGATAAAAGAGAAACAAGATGAAGAATTTTCAGAAAGAAAATGGCTCCAATAATCATCATAGTAATAAAGTATTTATGGGACCAAATGGATTAATACATCCACCAAAACAAGAATTTAAACTAGGAAAGGGAATAAAAGTATTTTGTCATGCTTGTAATAAAGGATTTAAAAGTTTAGATGAGGGACAAATACATAATAAATCTAAGGAACATCTAAGGAACATCTAAGGAACATCTAAGGAACAAAATAATATATTTAGAGAAAGGTATAAGTTTAATATGATAAAGGACATGAACGGTAATATTTTAGAAGTTGGTGATAAAATAATGGTAATGATACAAGGAGTTCAAAAGGCTACTATTACCAAAATAAATGAAGGTGGAATAGCAGTAAAAATTCCAGGTACAAATCAAGTTGTTCAAACAGCTCCTGCTGTAACATTTGTACTTGATGAATTACAAAGTCCTATTCAACCAAATACGCCAATGATGGCATGGAAGGCTTATTTACCACCAGAGGAAAGAAATAAACCAGACAATAATGAGGGAAGTAAGAAAGATGTACAATAAATCATGAATAAAAATATGCAATTTTATTGTCTTAACTGTGAAGAAATGGTAGATGTTACTCTTACTTTTAACGATAAGAATGAATTAGAAAATGTAACAGCTTGCCCAAAATGTAAATCACATAATTTCAGAGCTAGATTTTCTACAGATAGAAAAAATTGGTTTGGAGTTATTGGATCAAATGGATAATAACAAACACCCTCGAAACTCAACCCGGTTTTGTTACGGAACGAGAAAACCACTTCAAGAGAGGGCAATATGCGCTATGCGATTATTTTAAAATCTATGCAACGCAGTTTCTACCCGGTTCTGCGACATAGGGAACGAGATAATCAACAAGAGCTAATTGATTTTGGTCTTTCTCGTTCCATAAAAAAATCGGGGATTTGTTTCGAGGGTGTATGGATATAAATATATGAATTTTATTAATGGAACTATTGGAATAGTTGGAAATGAAGAAGCTAAATTTACTTCCTTAGGTCGTACTAGAGCTTTTGATAAGTTAGTACAATTAATTGATCGTCCAGAAATAATTAAAGTTGTTAGTGGTGGTTGTCATCTTGGTGGTATAGATAAATGGGCAATTCAAGTTGCCAGTGAATTAGGAAAGGAAATAGAAGAATTTTTACCAGAAAAATTACAGTGGGAAGGTGGATATAAACAACGTAATATTCAAATAGCAGAAGCTAGTGAAGAAGTACATTGTTTATCTGTAAACAAACTTCCAGAAAATTATTCTGGCATGAAATTTGAATATTGTTATCATTGTCATAGAAACGATCATATTAAATCTGGTGGTTGTTGGACAATATTATATGCAAAAAGAATTGAACGAAAAGGATTTTTGTGGATTATAGAGAATTTTTAAATGCGACAATACATTACCAGTTCTTATGAGCATGAACTAGCATATTATTTTCATCAAATAGATAATAGAGGTCTTTTATTAGACCATAAAAAATTAGTAGAATTAAAAATAGCTTGCCAAAAAGAATTAAAAGATAATTGTGCTTATTTAAGTTCTCTTTGGTGTATTCCAGTTTATATAGGAAAAGAAAATGATCCTGATATTCCTGGTTCTTTAAATTTAAATAGTAAATCTAAACAATTATTACCAAGACTAAAAGATTTAGGTTATCAGGTTCCAAAAGTACGACAGAGAGATCAAGAGTCTGGAGAGTATGAATTTAAAGATTCCGTAAATAAATTAGCTCTCCAAAAATTATTATCTGACCCATCTCTTTGGCCCATTAGTATTAATAATGCCGCAGGTGATGGAATAAAAAAACTTCTTGAAACTATAGAAGTTATTACATTTAGAAATAGATATATTAATGCCCGACTTTATAACAACACATATTTCTCTAACTATGGCACAGCCTCAACAGTCACAGGTAGAAGAGGCTCTAAAAAGAATATATTTGGATTTGGCGGTAACGCACAGAATTTTCCAGCTAGAGGACGCTTATCCTCTTTATGGAAATCGTGTATCATTAGCAGACCAAGAAAAATATTCTTCTTTATTGACCAAATGCAGGCAGAAGATTGGCCTGTGCAGGCACTTTCAGCAAATTATAATGCCTTGGATGATATGCGAAGAGGAATTAATAGGCATTACAAATTCGCTTCTCTTATATTTGGCATTCCAGTTGATGACCTTAAAAGAATTAGAGGAGATCATAATCATCCACAATATCTTGAAACAGAAATGCAATATAATCTTGGGAAACGCGGACGCCATGCGAATAATTATGGAATGCAACCAACAAGATTATCCGAAATATTGGCAGCGGAAGGATATAGTATTCCCGCTACATCTGCAAATAAAAAGTTTAAATACATAAGTGGAATGTTGTCTCAACAACCTGAAGTGCTAACAACTAAATGGATTTTAGAAACTATTAATACTCTTGACCCCAATGTTAAAGCAATATTCCATAAATATATACAAGATGAATTATCCAAATCCTCACATATGTTACGAACACCATTGGGACGGGAACGACAATTTTTTGGACTTCGCTCAGGTGAAAAGAATTATAATATATTTAATGAAGCATTTGGATATATTCCACAAAGTACAGTTGGTGACAATACAGGTATTGCGATACGAGAATTGGAGTCTAGTTGTAGTTACAATGAATCTTCCACGGGAATTGTACAAGATGGACATGACTCGTTATGTCAGGAGCTATGTGATACTGAGAAAGAATTATTGCATGTTTTTAGAGAAACTAAAAAAGCATTTGACAGAGATATTGAATTTCACAATGGAATTATAATAAATATTCCAATAGAAGCAAAAATTGGATATGATTGGTGGAATACTGTAGAAATAGGTGGCGGTGTTAATTATACAGAAGAAAATTTATTAAAGGCATATAAGGAGCTAAAAGAAAAATATGAGTGTCCTGTCAGCACAATCAATTCGTAGATTATGTAATCCACATTATGCTTATGGTGGACCACTAACAGAAGAATGGAAAAGTAGGTTAGTATTTAAACCAATGCTTGATCCATTTTGTGAAGAAGAAAGAATAGAAATTGAAACTTTTAATGAAGAATTAAAATACGATAAAGAAAGAAAACAATATTTAAGTAATGGAGTTTTAAAAGTATCTCATGGTCTTGGTTCTGCTAGTTATTCTGTGAGACTTGCACAAGATTTATGGTTGGGGTTACATTATATACCAAATAAATTACCACCAGAACATAAATATTTTGGACTTTTTTCTACTATGGAAAAATTTCAAATGCCTAATAATATTTGTGCAACAGTCCATGATAAATCTACATGGGCTAGAAGAGGTCTTGCAGTACAAACTACCTTTATTGATCCGGGTTGGATAGGTTTTCTAACACTTGAAATTTCATATCATGGAGAGAATTATATACAAATTCCGAAGGGAACTGGAATAGCACAAATAGTATTTCACGAATTAGATGAAACTACTGAGAATCCATATAAAGGGAAATATCAACACCAAGGAGAGAAGCCACAAAAAGCATTATGAGTTTTTATAATCAAGATGAAGATGAAACTCAAATAAAAAATTCAGTTCTTTATAATAGAGAAGAAAAAGAATATTTAAGAGAAATATTAATAGAATTGAAAATTATGAATCATAGAATAGATATGATATTATCACATTTACCAGAATAAAAAGGAAAGAAATGCCACGACTTCTGAAAAAGTCTTGGTTAGATTCCTTTCTCGAATATACAGATGAAAGTACAGCCCCTCTAGAATGGTTACGTTGGGCAGGTATTAGTGCTATCTCCACTTCTTTAAAAAGGAATTCATATATATGGTGGCATAGAATTCAACTATATCCAAACCAATATATAATTCTTATCGGTCCACCCGGTATTGGAAAAGGAGATGCAGTAGGATTTGCCATTGACATTACTAGAGCAGCGGGAACTGTTAACTATCTGTCCGATTGGAATACGCCACAAGAGATGATAGACGAACTTGCAACAGGATATAATAAACCAGTTCTAAGTGTCAGCTCTACTGGCGTAACTACAGGATTAATTTCAGTAGATCGCTCCGCATGTATATTAGGAAAAGAATTAGCGGTAGTATTACAGTCTTATGATAATTTACATACAATATTATGTAGATGGTGGGATGATGGAGAATTTGATTATAAAACTAAGAACAAAGGCAAATTTCTAATACGAGAATTATGTGTTTCAATGCTTGCTGGTTGTGTCCCAAGATATATAAAGCATCTTTTGAAAGATACTCAAGCAGTAGTAACATCTGGCTTTACTGCTCGTTGTATATTTATTCTTGAAAAAGAAAAACGAAAACAAATAGAATTTGATTTTGGTAAAGTATCTAATACTAATCAACAATTAAGAGATGATTTAGTACATGATCTTAAAGAGATAGGAAATATAAATGGCGAATTTTGTTTTGACATCGGTGCCGAAGGATTTTGGAGACAAAAATTCCAAGAAAGACAAAAGAGATATTCTGGAAGGGGAAATAATAGTAGTGATGTTAGTCAGGACTTTGAGTCCAGAGTCGAAGCCCACATCATTAAAACTGCCATTGCAATTTGCGCTTCAGACGCTGATACGAGAACAATCACAAGAGATCACCTTGAAAGAGCTACAGAATATGTTGAAAGAGTCGAAAATAAAATTGATACTATCTTCAGGGGTGTTGGTGAAAGTCCTTTGGCCCCAGGAGAAGGATACGTCTTAGATTTTATAGAAAGTTCTAAATATACAACACTTAATGATGTTATAAGAGCATGTAAAAGACATGTGACTGTTTCACAAATAAATGATATAATAGCACAATTACAATATAGTGGTGATGTAATTTATGATTTAAATGGGACTGGAAAACAAGTTATTAAATATATAGGAAAATCTCATCCATGAGTGTAGCATTAGGAAAGTATAAGAATTATTCTATTGAAGAAATTTGTTATCCGCATTCTGTTAACTTAATTAAAGAAAAATTATTAACTAGACGTAATATATTAAATAATAATTATTTAACACCTTGTTGGATATACACTGGATGTTTAACTAAAAAAGGTTATGGAGTAATAACAATAGTAAGAAGAAATTTACCAGTGCATGTATTATCATTTATGATATTTAAATCAAATGAATATAATTATAAATTATGGGTACTTCATAAATGTGATATAAGATCATGTTTTAATCCAGAACATTTATATCAGGGGACGAATAGTAATAATATGAAAGATATGTGGAAACGTGGTAGAAGAAAAATAAAAGGAGATTAATATTAAATGGAGAATAATGAGAGAGAGTGGGGAATAATAGCCGAAAAACATGCAATACGTCCAATACATGATCGTGTTCTTATTCTTATTGATCCAATAAAAACACATTATGATTGTAAGGATTGCCTTGGAAAAGGGCACACAGATGAAATTTGTCCTAATTGTAATGGTACAAAATTAGAACCAAGACACTCAAAAGATTCAGAACCGGAGGCTTGTAGAGACTGTACATTTTCTGGTGAAGTAACTAGAACATATGGATATAGAATATGTCCAGTATGTAAAGGACGTAAAGGGATTATTGCTATTCCCGAGAATGCTCTAAAAAGACCTCTTACTGGTAAAATAATTTCTATAGGACAAAAGGTGGAATATTTTAAAGTCGGAAATCATGTTATATTCACTACATTTACTGGAACTGAATTTGAAATAGAAGGAATACCATTAAGAATTGCTGTTGAAAAAGATATTATTGGAGAATATAAAGCTCTTACTAAAGATGCTACACAAGATAAAATACAAGAAGAAAAATACGAAGAATTAAGTGATTTGGGAGTTGAATAATGGATATAACAGTTAATAAAACAACATTTAGATTCCATTGGGGATTTCCATTATTTTTACTATTTATTATTTTCAGTTTTTATTTGTGGCACTCTCATAGTAATTTATATTGGAATAATCAATGGAAAAAACACCGATGGGCTTCTGATTATTGTAAAGATAGAGGATATGATATAAGAAATTGTACAATACAATTTAAATTGCCGGATCAACTATCAAGAGAAACAGCTTATTTTGATTACTGTTTTGAACATGGAGAGTTACGCAGAATAAAATAATAAAATAAATTATGTGCCAATACAAAATCCATTAAGAGTATCTGTACCTGTCCCTGTAAGAGCAAAAGCACTTCCAGAGGAGGGAACAAATTTTATAGCGGCTGCACTATTATTATCAAAGCCACTACAATAATAAGTTGAAGAATTAGTATAAACAGCAGAACCAGAAAGAGTAATATTACAAGAAGTTCCTAATATACAACTCCAAACAACTATATGTGGATTAATAACTTGAGTTCCATTAATTGTATAAGCAAGCGGAGAGGTTGTTAAATTTGTAACTGGAGTGGTACTTGTAATAGAAAATGGTGTTGTACCCGTAGCAAGTGTAGATACTATTTGAGATATTGTTGTAATAGTTCCAGAAGCATTAATATTTGCTACAGGTGTCCCACAATTTGTACTATTACCACAAAAATAAACAATACTACCAGTTCCAGCACCTACCATAAATTTTACAGAAGCAGTACCAGCAGCATTAATTTGGGTATCACCATTTCCAGATGACGGAGCTATAAGATTAATTCTATTAACTGTTCCATCACTAATAAAGAGATTATCACCAGTAGAAGTATTTCCAGTAATTTTCCATTTAATTGAGTTCTGATCCGAAAAAGCGATACTAACTGGTTTACCAGCACTACAAGACGGACATGTAGGATATAAATTATCTAAAACGAGAATATTATCATTTCCGGCGTCATCTCTATTAAGATGAAACCCATATCCGCCCGACTGCCAACCACCTTGCATTACTGCTACTCTTTGCCAATTAGATGCACTTCTATTATTTGAAGTCCATAATGTTCCAATACCACCAGCATAATTACCAGTGGTGGATATTATTGATGCTGTAGCATTTAAATCTCCATTTTGTGCATTACTATTAAATACTGCATTTTCAGCACCTACAGACAAATCAAATTCTACTGTTCTACAGGGGCCACGATTAGAAAGTCCAAAACATATTGCTACACCATTAATTGCCTCTATCCCACCAGAATATGATGGAGATGATAAATTTAATCCTTCTGTTCTATTTGCATTAACAAATAATAAAGCAGATTCATTTCCAGTCGCAACCCCACCTGGACAACTATAAGTAGTACCGTCCCAAAAACAACCTTGTATTAAATAAGGAAATGTAAAATTTCCATTATTTCCAGTAATACTATAACTTTCAAAATGACTTGTATTTACAGTTCCTTGTCCAAATGCACCTACTTGTTGATTTTGCCATTGATCTGACAATGATAAAAATGTATAACTTCCTTGCGGTGGTGTTATAGTTTCATTAGTAAATAAACCAATATTAGGAGTAATATCTCCTATCGGTCCTTGTATATGTGTAAAAACTCCTGCATTGGGAGTAACAGAACCAATAGAACCGGGACTTCCCCAATTAGCGCTAGAAATTGAAGTAAATCCCGAACCATTACAAGTAAGATTAACACATTGACGAAAAGAACTATCAGTTGTTCTTACATACATACCACCTATACCAGTATTAACTTCTGCATCAGAATAAGCATATCCTATTACTGGATTAGGATTAATTACAGGTGGAATTACTTGATTACTAAATATTGTACTTAAATTCATACTGCTACCAGTTATAACAATAGCAATCATCTGAGAACAAGCACGAACACTAGCCTGTGGACAAATAGTAAATTGCCATTTACTTCCGCTTGGTAAGATACCATTTATATTATCATCAAGAGTTACTGATAAAGTTCCAGAAGAGTTAATAGAACCTGTAATTAATCCACCACCTTGTAATGAATGGCCTTGATTTGTGAATGGACCTGGAATATTCGGGGTTGCTATAAATTGAACAGAATAAGAACCATTATTCCAAGTTTGTCCCTGAGAATCTGTTATAGTTGCAGTTACTGATGTAAGTATTTGAGCTTTAGATATATTAAGGCCCAAAAGCAATAGGCTCATCAAGATCAAGAATTGCTTGTTCATATTCCCGCCAATCAATATTCATTTCTATTGCAAGTAATTTTTCTATAAAAGTTGCAAATACATGTTCTTTATGATATGGAGCAAGAGGAGAATCTCCGGGTTCTGATATATCATATTTTAATCTTCTAGTTTCATATTCTTTATCAAATGCTGTAATAACTTCTTCTCTTATTCCTTTTCTTCTAGTAAGAAATTCTTCTATCTGTTCATGTATAGAAACAAGAAATTCATATTCTTCTTTATGCATTCTACTAATACGAAATTGTTTTACTCCGGCGTAATCATAATAATCGCCAACAGTACAATATCTCTGTTGATTATGTGGAATAGTCTTTATTTCATTGTGAATCATAATATTATCCTATCTAAGCCAACTTAAAACTTGATTTTGTTTAATTTTAGATAAGAATTGAAATATGGTTAATCCAATTCCTAATGCTCATGAACCATAAACAGTCCATTCATATTGATCTTTATGTTTAATATTTTGTTTATTTCTATATCTAATTCGTATTCTACCGCCAAATATTTCTTTTAATTTATCTATTGGTTCTTTATTTACTTGTGCAAGAAATATACGAATTGCACCATTAATTTTATGTTTACTAATACATCCTTCTCCTTCGATAAATCCTGCTGCCCAACAAATATCTTTAGTAGTTATATTTCTTATAGCTTTATTTCCACCATCTCGTCTAATTCGATGAATGAATACAGTTCCAGGTTCTATAATAATATTCTTTCTATAGTCAATCATTTCAACCACCCATGTCTTGCCAAAATCTCATATCTTTTTATACATTTTTCCTCAAGATCAGTTCGATATTGCATGTCTGGTATTTGAATTTTTTTTAATTTTTCTCCCAACTTTCCAAATGCCTTTTGCGGTGTGTAGTCGGCTTGAATAGGAACGCCGATAAGACCAGACACACCAAGGCTATACAACTCACTAGATTTATCAAGATAGCAATCATATAAAAAACAATTTTTAATAATATCATCTTCTTCTATTCCTTCAATAGGTACATCACTTCTTAAAATTTTTTCATCTTTAGTTTCCGTAGGATATGGAGGAATAGATAGACGAACGCCAACAGCAAAAGTAGAATCAATATTATAATTAGGAGTATTCCCCGAAGCAATATCAAAAAGAAATTCACCAAGGTCTGAACTAATACAAGAAAAAATTGTAGCACTTGCATCATAACCAAATCTTGGTGTCCACTCTAGTCCATATAATTCTGAATCAGTTACTATAGAATTAAGATCAAGCATTCCTCTATAATTATATTGTTGAAGAAATGATTTTAATTTTCCAAGACCTTCTCTAAATATATAAGGTCTATTTGCAGGAAGATCGTCATAAAGCCAAACAAGATTACCAGCACAACCAGTATTAGGACCAACTCCATCATTCATTAATTTCTTTTCTTCTATAGTCCCATTTATTAAATAGAAATTTTCTCCATTAAAGTATCCCTCTGTAGAGATTTCAGTTCCTTCAACAAATTCTTGTAATATAAAAGTTGCCCCTTTAGAGAGACTTCCAAGCCTGTCAATATATTTAAGTAAGTCCTCTGCGCTTTTAGAGACATATGTTGTGGCTGTATCTTGTTCTTGTCCACCGAAAGGTTTAAAAACATATCGTTTATTTGTTTTTCTAATAAATTTCTTTGCAGCGTTAAGTTCCTCAAAGACTTCATATTCTGGCACCTTTATATCACATTCTTCCATTACCTCTATTCCAAATAGACGATTATCTTCAAGCTCAGAATTTAAATCCCCATCTCCAATACAAGGTATATTTTTAGCAATACAAGTCTCCGCTAATTTTGGATGACCAGTAAGATCAAATAAAACAAGATCATATTTTGTAATGTCTGGTAAAGACAACAAGGGTTGCTTTATCAACCCTTGTAAAATGTATTTAAGATTTTTATTTTCTTTTTGATCTAAATAAATATCGACAGAATGACCTTCAGCCTCTAATCTAATAGAGAACCAAGCACCATACATTGAATATGTACAAATAAGTATTTTTGCCATTCATTTGATAAAAATATTATTAATATGGTGATGTCCATCCTGCAATATTTGGATTCCCACTTGCATGTTTCTTCTTCTTACTTTTTCCAGCCTTAGACATAGCAATAGCTATAGCTTGTTCTTGTGGTTTACCTGAGTGCATTTCTGTTTTTATATTTTCAGAGATAACTTTTTTACTCTTTCCTTTCTTTAAAGGCATAGTAACTCCTGTAAAATTATTTCTAATCATAATATAAAAAGATTAAAAATAAAATTATTTTGCATGACTATGAGGAAGATTTAAATTAGTTTTCTTTTTTGATTTTCTGATATCTGCCCAATCAGCTCCTTTTTGCATTCCTGTATTAACAACTTCATCTGTACTTGTTGTTATAACACCAGAAGAACCACCACCAATTCCCACTGGTGGACCAGAATCATGTCCACCATCATGTCCTACCTTATGAATTGCTTCCTTAACTTCTTGAGTCGTATGAAAATGCGGTGCTACCATTATATTTCTCCTTTTTATTAATCTACCGTACCCGACAACGATGTTGGTGTTGGTGTTGTGATATTTGGCACTGCTATTTGTACCTCAGTATCGCAGGCACTTTCACCTCCAGTCGCTGAGTTTACTGCACTAACATTATAATTATATGTTGTGCCCAACGTCACATTTGTATCCGTATAACCAAGAGCAACTATACCTGTAGCATACGGAACTGGATTATTAACTCCGGTACAAGCATTACCACCTACAGCACGATAAATATTATATGTACATCCTGTCGTACATGTATCATTCCATGTTAAAACAACAGTATGCTTACCGGGATTATTTGCTAAACTTCTCACTCCAGAAAAGAAAAACAAGCTCAATACGATTAGCAGTATAAGTTTTTTCATAAATTTTACTTAGTATTTGTTTTAAATAGTCTTTTGATATATTAAGTCTAAATACTATTGCATCTAAAGACCAACCAAGAGCACTTAATTCACATATTTCATATTCCTTGCCAGAAAGTTCAGAGCATTTTTTATATTCATCTTTATTTAATTTTATTATTTATTCTCCTTTTCTAATTGTTCCAATTTTTGTTTTTCTAATTCATATTCATTATTAGCTTTATCAACTTGGATTTTAAATATATTATATGCAGCCTTTGTAGCAGCAGGAAGATTTTTACCTTGTGCTCTTATATAACTTTCATAAGCCTCAACACCTTCTGTAGATGTTATAATACGAGCAGCGGTATTTAAAACTCCTGCTTCTAATGCAATCTTTCCCATACCACCAGCAGACATGGCACCTCTAAATGGACCAAGAACAAATACAAGATTCATAAAACGACCAACAAAAGAACTTTGATCACCAGTAGTATGAGCAATAAGTTTCTCAAATTTTTCTATAGCCTCATATTGCTTTGAAGTAAATATTGTTTTAAGTCTATCTTCTCCAATCTTATCAAGAGCAGCAGTAAATCTTTTTCCAAGAAATCTTTCAGATAATTCAGGTGCTCTTTTAAGTGTTGGGTCTTTGCTTCCTCTTAAAGTTTGTTCTATAACATCATATACTATTCTTGTTCTAGCAGCTTCTATAGCATGAAATTGATCTGTACCAGAAAATAATTTAATTAAATCTCTAATTTCCTCATGTCCGAATTTGGGACTAACTAAAGCTCCAGATAATTGTTCTACATTTTTAGACTTCATTATTGTACCAAGAAGTCCTTTTGCAAATGGTTTCTCTACATATTTTTCAAGCATAGCTGCTGCATTCTGCGGAGACATTTTACTTAATTGTGGAGCTAATTTAGCAATGGCAGCTTTCTTAGCAGCTTTAGTCGCATCTTGTAATAATACTCCAAACTCTTCTGGAGTTCCTTTAAATTTTGATAAAGCATTTGCAATGGTTTCAGCACCTTTAGTAATTGCCTCTGCCTGACCAGTATAAAATTCTTTCATTTTTCCAGCAGAAGGAATTAGATTAGTCATTAACTGTTCAAAATAACGAGAAAGACCACCATTCACTTCACTTGGTAATAAAGGAATTTTTATTTTACTAAGAACTTTTCCAGTTCCAACTGTAAATTCTTGAGCATGTGGTATTTTAGAAAGTAATTTTAAAATAGCAGAACCAACAGGTTCAGCTTCTGTAATACCAATTTTCTCAAGACCACCACCCATCGCTATTAAACCACCTTCCGTAAGCCATTTAGATTCTTTTCCAAGATAATCTTTTTGTATTTTTTGCCAATCTTCTTTAGTTAGTTTCGCAGCATCTTCTTTAGAAATATTTAAAAATTCATGTGGCTGTCTTTGTAAAGCAGAAGATACAATTCGTTGACGAACTTGATTTTCTGCTAGTTTAGCATTATTAGGTAGTTTAGTTTGTTTTGATTCTGTAGTAATTATAGAGTCTTGTTTTTTAATTCCTTTCTTATTAAACCAATCTTTAGCTTGTTGAACAGTTGTTCCTGATTTAAAAGTATATAATTTTCCATCTGGTCCTATACCTTTAAGTGGTTTAGTAGGGTCGGGAGCAGTTATTTGTTGTATTCCATTTGACATAAAAATATTAAACTATTGAGGCGTAGCCTCTTCACTAAAATTAAAATTAATATCTCCACCAGTATTTATAGGAGTGGTATCTTTTTCAGTATCTATTGGAGCAGTATCACTTCCAGTATCAGGAGTCTGAATATTTGATAAAGCACCAACAGCTCCTTTTAACATACCAGAAGCATCCATATATTTAATTTGACTTTGTACATTTTGCCATGCTTTACTTTGAATTTCTAAATCTTGCTGTGCTTTCATCATCTGTAATTGTAAATCTTTTATCTGAGCACTAGGCATTCCACCTTTTTTAAAATCAAACCAACCTGGATTACTTTCTATATCTTTACTTAATTTTTCAATTAAATCTTGATCTGTTTTAATTTTATTTTGAATTTCTGTAGCATTTTGATGCACAGATTTTATTAATTCAGATGCACCTTTTACATCTGTTAATTTATTAATTGCATCTACTCTTAATTTAACAGCTTGAAACATTCTATCCGCACGATATTTTATTCCCTGTAAAGTTAATTGAGCACGATCTTGCAAAGACATATCTCGTTCAATAGCGGAAGCAACTTGAGCATCAACTCCATATTTTTTAGACTCTGCGATTAATTTAGCAGCATCTGCAATAGCCGTTGTTCTTGCTTGATAATCCTTAGATTTTTGAACAGCTTCTTTAGATTTTTGAAGTGATTCTAATACTTTATTTGCTTCTGGCAAAATCTTTGCTTGTATTAACTGAGCACGCAAAGCAAGTCTTGGATCAATTTGTTGTCTCTGTGGCATTTGTCCAAGTATTCTTTGTGCATTAGGATTTAATGGAGTTTCTCCCTTTTGTTGTTTTTGTGCGAATGTCTTATACGCATTGAATAATGCTTGATTCTCAAGTTTATTTTTCCCACCACCGAGTAAATCAATATTGAATGCTTTAGCAATAAGTTTCGATTTCTTTGGGTCTTTTGTAATATCATTTATAATCTCAGCATTTTTTTGATATGCCTCTTTATTTCCTGCTGTCTGTGCTTCTTGCATTCCCTGCCATGCAGATATTAATCTTTCAATATCCATCTCAAGAGCACGTTGTTTTTTCTGTTGAATATAACTCGTACCACTTTTTACCATTTCTGCTATACCACTAAATATTCTTTGTCTATCATATCTTTTTCTTTCACCAGTAGTTGCAAAACTACCCCGACCGGGAGGATTTTGTTGTATTAAATTTTGTATTGGTGGTGGTTGATACATTACTGGCATTTTAGGTTGTTGCATTTGTGGTGCAAAACTAATAGCACTAGATAAATCTTGTTGTAAAGCACTACTAGCACCAAGAGCAAGAGAAGTATCAGTATTTCCATTTGCCATATAAAATCCTATTTTATTGTGGTGCCTGTCCCGTTATCCAAGGTACTAAATTTGCATTATCTGGAACATCACCATAAATATATGGTGCTAATGAGGCAGGATCAAGTGGAGAACCACCTAAATCAGCACCAGCACTAATTGACTGAACATCTGGAAACCAAGACTCAGCAGAATAGTCTGGAGTATATCCTAAATTATTTTGTAAATTTCCATATGTTTGTGTACCAGCAGATAATCCTAAATTAGTTAATGCACCTAAAGAACTACCACCACCACCTTGCATATTTGAACCAGCTATTGTTCCTATTCCGGCACCTATTAACGGAATAGTAGCACCACCAGTAAAGGGAGCAGCAATAGCACCGCCAGCTACCTCAAGACCACCTAATATATCTCCTAAAATCCCACCACCACTAGCTTTTTCAGCATGAAGAGTTGGAAGAATACTTTGCAATAATCCTAATTGTTCTTGCTGTGAAGTTAAAAACATATTTGCAAGAGTCTGTTGTTCTTCAAGACCAAATTGACTTGCATAATTTCCTAATCCCAATGCAGCCGCACTTCCAAATCTTGAACCTTCAGCACCAAAAGCATTCTCAATACCAGCAACTCCTTGATTATATGCAGGTTGCATAGCATTAAGAAATGCAGAAGCAACAGAGGGATTAAATAAACCACCCTGTAATATATTCCAAAGAAGTCCTGCTGTTCCACTACCGAAAGCATTAGATAAACTTTTATAGAATTGATCTCCACTACCAGGACCATAACCTGCTGTAAATGGGAAACCACTTGACATTCCAGATAAACTTGTTCCACCAAAAACAGGAGCATTAGCACTAGGAGTAGTAATACCAAATAAATTAGATTGTGGTGTCCCACCAGATGTAGAAGGTGGATTACCAACATTACCCGGTGTTGGTAAAGGCTGTGGAGCATTATTTCCACCAAATGCAAATATAGGAGAAGTTGCCATAAAAATCCTTTTTAATCAACTCTAGGTATATCTACGAACAACTGGTAATAATCTACGCTCATTATATGACATCATTCTTTCTTGTTGAGATTTTCTTGCCATTATAAGTCCCGGTATTTCATTACCATATTTATCTTTATATCCAAATAATTTTTGATGATATTTCATTCCTAAATCTGTCATACCTAATTGATCGCAAAGTTTTTCAGCAGTTGCATATTCTAATATATCTTGCCAGTCAATAGGCATAAATATTACTTGTTGTGCTAATAAATTATTATAATTACTATTTTGACTACTTAAATTAGCATCTGGAAATGGATGTTGTCTCTGATAACGCATTTGACAGGCATATGGATTATTTGGCATATTACCAACAATAATTACACCATTATTACGAGGTGTTCCATGAATACAATATACAGATGGTATTCCTTGTATTTTTGACATTGGCTCAACAACTCTAAGAGAGCGAGCCTTCATTTCCATTCCCATACTAACACCAGGAGTTACTACTCCAGATTGGTCATAATAAACAAACCAAGATGTTATAAAAGTAAGAGCAACATCAGTATTTTCTATAAATGGATTCCCTGATATACCTAAAGGATCATATCCATTTAAGGGGTATTCTGCTATAGCATTTGGAGCAGATACAAAATTAGTTATAGCTCCAGTAATTTTTAATTCTTCAAATTCATAATTTTCTGTTAAATCAAGTATTGCAGCCTTCGCAGCAAATGGTATAGATGGAATAATATCATCTCGACCACGAAGTTTATTTACAACACCTTGATATAAATCTTGTATAATCACTAAATTCCACCAATAAAAAATTCAACTAAAGCATTAGCAGCAGAAGGTGTTAATGTTAATGCTGATATACCAGGGGTATTACCAGAAGGATTTGTCCAAAATATAATTTGATCCCCACTATTTAAAACTATAACAGTAGCAGAAGCTCCTCCATTTGGAGTCCAAGTTACAGTAACAGTTTTATTATTTGGATCAACATTTTTTATATATACTTCCGCAGCTATTCCAGATGGAGTAGAAATAGCAATAACATTAGCACCAGCACTTAAATTGTGGTATCTTTCTAATTTTGCAATAGCACTATCAAAAGCAGGATTTCCAGTTCCAAAATTAATAGGAACATTTCCTGTTGTATCATCAGTAGCTACTATAGTTGCAATAAAAGCATTATTAGTATTTTGTCCCATTTCATTATCCTAGTTAATGAATATGTAAAATAAGTTTTGCATTATTTCCAGAAAATTTTATAAATATTTGTGTTTTAGTCCATGTAGTACCACTATCATACCAAACACCAGATACATTAGAATATTTTAAATCAATTCCCATTGGTACTCTTCCTAAATTATGTATAACTATAAATTGTGTATTAGCACTTCCGCTATTAGGAATCATTACTAATACACCATCTATATTATCACAATGTTTTGGACGAGTTTGAAAGCCTCCGGCTATTAATATAGTATCTGGAACTCCAAAACTAATTCCACCATTTATAGCTTTCTCAACATCTTGATGAAATTTAAAACGTTCTTGTATACTTTGTATAAATGAATATGCAAGATGCCTTACTTGCATTATGCACCCTTTTCTTTTTCATCAGCATTACCAATTAATAGAACACTTATTATTGATAACGGTCCCGCGTTTGCATTTACATAGAACCATACTTGAGGTCTTTCACCAGAATTTGCAATATTAAAATCTATTGTATATAATTTTTTATCAGGATTATTAGTTCCTAGTGTTAAAGTTTTTGAAACTGTTTTATATGTTCCTTGTTGTATAGTTACCTTATTACCAGAAACTTGTGTAACTCCTCTACGAAATACAGTTAAATTAAATGTAACAGTTACTAAACCTATATTTCTATATATTACTATTAATTTATGATTTGTAACAGCATATGTTGTTTTTATATTTTCTTGTCTAAAATAATATATTGCATTTTCTTCACAATTAAAATTTGTTGGATCACGTTTTTCAACATAAAATCTATTAGTTATAGTATTTTGTATTGGTACTATTAAAGCACCAAGAGCACCTGTTAAGCCTCCAACACTTGTATATAACCCAGGTGATATTTGTGTTGGACTACCTTTAGGTGTTTTGTTCCCTGTTGGATGTATAACAGGCGGTGTAAATATTGGACCACCACCTAAAGGTATATATTTTATCATATTAAGATATAGCTATAAAATTTGGTCTACCTGTTGGTATTCTGTTTGTTAAAAAATCATGTTGCCAACTTTTATCTTTTATACTATAACGCCAAATACTTGTATTATTACCAATGGGAATCATTAATTCATATACTAAATAAACATAATTTCTTTGATATATAGGATATATAGTAGCAATAGGTGTACTTGTTGCATTATTTATATCATTAAAAATTGCTGTTAAAGCATTCCCACCTATTTCTTTAAACCCACCTAATGATACTTCATATATTTCATCAATACTTATGAAAATACCTATCGGACCATATCCAGCTATACTGAATGGAAAAACATTACCAATTCCATGATCTGATGCCCATAAATGATTAAAGTTAAATGGACTAGTACCACTTGATGTATTAATACTCATCTCAGTGATACCATTTATTCTAAATATAAAACCAGTAGCACCAATAAATAAATCACCAGTTATACTGTCTGGAGTTTCTAATAAATCTTCATAACCAGCACCTATATTTACATTTGGGTCCCATATATTAGGAATCCCTGCTGGACTCCAACGAACTCTTTGTGAAAAATTCTGATATGAATTACTAGTACCCTCTAATGTATTAAGCATTATAAGATGAGTGCCAAGTTCACCTAAAAAATAAGCTCCACAAAATATTCCATTAGTAGCATCTACTATTGCTGTGCTTTGAAGCCCACCAGAATATATTTGTGGTTTACCATTTTCAGTCCATTGTAATGATCCACTTCCATCATTTGTAATTGCTCCTATTGTATTTCCCCAAGATGGAGCAGAATCTCCACTAATACCAGCTTGTGTTACTATTTGCCAATTTCCATTAGAATCTACTATCTGATTACCAATATAATAATTATTATCAGCTTGCCAAGGATTTAATTTATTACTTACAGTAATACCATCCCATACCCATAAATTATTATCACCGTTAGAAAAATAGAACTTATTTAAAAATGTACATACTGCTGTAGGATAGCAGCCACCGGGAAGATTTTTATATGATCCTATAAGACTCCAAACTAAATTAGATTTATTTGAATTATTTTTCCACCCCGGATTGAGACTCCATAATCCAGTACAAGATGTTGCTACAGTATGAATAATACCATTAGAATCCATAAATGTAAAAATACCATCTATATCTTCACCATCTGGAGTTCCAGGTAAATAAAAACTTTGTTTAGGCCTTGTTCTTATTTCTCCTTCTTTTAAAATAAAATTCTGGAATGATGGTGAGGCTTCTAATGGTATATAATTCTCTGGAAGGGAAGAATCTATTCCCTTCCAAGGACCATGATACTCAACTTCAAAATATGTATCTTTAGCCATTTAATATTCTACTATTTTATATCTATCCGGTTTTATTCTTGAATTATTAAAATCAATTACTACTAAAGTATTTGAATATAAAGAATATAAATGATTGTGTTTTCCTGCATATATAGCATTTGCCGGAACAATACACACACCACCACCTAGCATTGATACCCTTTGCAAACAACCCATTATACCACTTGTATAACCACCGATAGGATCATCATCTTCTAATACTAATTTAAACTTTGGAAAATAATTTGGTTTAGCAATAATAACATTATGTTTAATATCAGTATAATAAAATGAATGTATTGGCGGTCTAAAGCACCAACTAAAATATAATATAATTAATATCAAAAAATACTTTATTAAATTTTTTAATATTTTTACGGTGTTTGATAACATAACATTCCATTTCTAAGAGATGCAGTCCCACCTGTAACAGCTAAAAATTGTGGAGTAATATTACCAAAACTAGAACCATTAGTTATAGTTCCAGAAATTGTAAATTGATATGATGTATTAGCAGCATTTGCACCAGCACTAGAAAAACATGCCGTTGCTTGTGATGCACAAGCAGTACCTGTTGCTATTGGTGCAGTTAATTGTCCAGATGTATTAGTACCAGTATTTGTACTATATATTTGTACAGCAACACTAAATGCTGTTGGACTAGCAGGAGTTAATACACCTAAACCAATACCATCAGAAATAGTATTATTTTGCCACAGTCCAGTACATAAAAATGATAACTTCTGATTCGGATATACAGGCCAACCACTCCAACCACTAATAAAATTAACTGTAGCAGTAGTAGACGCATTAGTAGTATTAGTCCCACTTAAAGATTGTGTATTTTGAGATTGTATTGTTGACGGAAATTCTTCTGGTACAGTTGCATCTGTGGTAATAACAGATGATGATCCTGCACCAAATTTATATGTTACTACATAAGATGTAGGAATTTCCTGTGGTTGATTTAATAGATCACAAATATTTTCTTGTGTATTTTGTGCCCATATATAATCAAATCCATTATGTAATGTACCACTAGAACCAGTATAACCATTCCAAATTATCACCTCACAAGAACCTGGAATAGTATCAGGACCACCTTTAATTTGAGAAATACTAACACCTTCTGTCCCTGTTCCTAATCCAAGAACATTACACCATAAACAGGCTTCTTCATGTAAATCCCAAAATAATATTGGAGTAGTATTATTAATTTCCACTCCTATCGCTGCTGGAGTAAATACTGAATATGTAACACCTGTTAATGTACTAGAAATTGATGTAGTTAATGTACATGATGTAGCAGAAGAACAAGATGATATAGAACAAGCTGTACCACCTGTACATTGTGTATTTGATCCATTAAAAACAATATTACCAAGATTACCACTAGAACCTGTTGAACTTGTCCATTGTGTTGAGAATTGAGCACCAGATACATATGTAACGGTAGTTCCACTAACATTAACAGTTCCTAACGAAGAACTTCCTGTTTGTGTAAAGCCACGAATATTATATGTACTAGCACCAAATCCATGATTACCATGATCCGAATGATAAACATAAGATACAGGTAAAATAATTGCAGCACTATCAGGATCACCATTAGCAGTAATACTATTTGGTGGTAATATATTTAATTTTTCATAAGGACCACTATTAGCTTGTCCAGAACCACAACCACCAAATGATAATGGACGGCAAGATGTCCATAATCCGGGTCCACTATTATAACCTTGTAGAGTTAAATCCCATGTATATGATTGTTCTTCTGCTGCCCAATTTGCCATTGGTATACAACCACTAATTCCAGAAGCAGGAGAACATGATATTGTAAAATCCGACGTTCTTGAACCTGGACTACCTAAAGCAGCAGCAGTTGCAGCCCAATTACCTATAATATATAAAGGAGTAAATGCACGGACAGTACACGTTCCTGTTGATGTATATCCATATGTTAATAAAGCACCTTGACCATTATTTGTAGCTGTATTTGCAACTTGTCTTTGTTGAAACGTAGTTGTCGCAGTAGTTCCATTTCCACTAGATTGTGATGGAACTCTCCATACACCTGTTAAATTAGGAATAGCTAAAGTTGCACTATTAACAGTTACATAAGTAATAGAATCTGCCGCATTTTGACAAGCTACACTAATAGGTTCATTTTGATCTGGTAAACAGCCATTACCATTACTATAAGGTGGAGAGGAAGCATTAACAGCATTACCATTTGGCCCAAGACATGTTGTAGATGTACTTATAGTTATAGTAACTAATCCAGTTGAAGCTGTAGCAGAACGAACAACTCCACCAGCAGATACTACCCATTTTCTTAAATTTGCATTATTATTAAATGTGGTACTTGCTTTTAAAACCGAACCTGCTGGACCTATACCATGTACATAACAACCTTGTCCAACACCATTTCCTGCATTACTCCACTGATAATCTGTTACAAAAGTACCAGCAAAACGTAATTCTCCATTTGAACAATTAGCAAGAGGATTACCACCATTAGTTGCTAAACAATTAACAGTTGTTCCATTATAAGCATAAGCATCAACAAAAGCACCACTATTTGCAGTAAAAATTGTATTAATTTTCTGACAAGGATCAGCAGCAGATATTACAGAAGCATCTACCCACGCTGCTGTAGTTTGTGCTATACCAGAAGAACCAAGTCCAATAACAGGATTACCAAGTGTTGAAGATATTCCTGCACCTAATGGTGCATTCATAAATCCAGTTAATAATAATATTAACGAACCACCACCAGTGAGAGTTCCAACATTTATACTAACATAATTTGAAATAACAGAAGATGAAACTACTGTTATATTTGTATTGCCACCACAATTCTGACTAGATATAATACCACCAGATGACCAACTACTACCATTAGAACTACTGTCTACTGTAACACCACATGTTGTTACAGTTCCCAGCGTATTAATAACTAACTGATGATATTGAGCACCATCTCCCTGAATATTTGTTATTGAATATCTTCCTGTAGTTGTTATAGTTATTGGAATTGTTTGATATGCTATTTGTGCCCAAGAAGATAAACAAAATAGGATTATGAATAAATACAAAAATAATATAAATTTTTTCATAATCAATCTCTAATTTTACCCATGAAATATTCTGACAGTTCCAGTTGCAGTTATACCACCTTGAGGTATAACTATTCCATTAAAATATCCTGTTAATATACCTGTACGAACTGTTTCAAGATCAGATGCAGCTTTTAAATATGCAAGAGATTTTCCATTTGCTTGATTTATAGTTGCATTATCAGTAGTATTTGCATATTGTGTAAATTCTATTTGCAAACGAGTTACTATTTGTCCAAGAGGCCATACCGTTACAGGACCAGAAGCAACATCGGCGGCTGTTATAACCCAAGGATTACTTGTTATATCCATAATATTCTCCTTATAAAAGTAATCCTATTACAAATAATTATAAGTTACAATAAGACCAACACTATAAAGTCTAAAAGTACAAGAACCTGGAGTTACTATTGCAAGCTCTAATGTTGGTGAAGTAGCAATAAGATTATCCCAAACTGGAGTACCAATAGCTAGTGTAGCTTGATTACAAGTAGTAGCATTTGTTGTTACTGTTAATGGAGTTACATTTACACCATTAATTAGAGTATTAATTGAATTTGCAACACCATTACCAATAGTATTTAATCCTAAAGTTGCTGTAAACGATGTAAGTGAAGCTCCCTGCACTGACCAATTAAGTACAAGACTTGTCATCATTGTACCTTTATTTGGTGGTGTATCTCCAGAATCATCAGCGAGAAACCCACTATTATTTATAGGCGGAACACTAGAAGAAGAAAGAAGAGATTTAACTTCTTTAAAATATTCTCCAAGTAGTAAATCTATAGCTGCTGTTTGTGAGGCAGCTATATTAATACTAACATCATTTGCCCCATTCCTTGTAAGTGTTGCATTTGTTAATGTATAACTATTATTTAATGGAACCTGTACTAATCCTATTGTAATAGCACCATCCATTTGTAAAACACCATCACCAGCCATTCCTACCAAGGTTGAACCTGTTGGTGACGCCATTCCTTTATATCTTGTAATACTTGCCATTAGAATCTCCTAATATAAAATCTCTAATTCATTATCAGGCCCAAACAAACTTGGCTCTGTAAGTTTTTGATCCGGCATTAATTCTCTTTCATTTGGTAAATTCTCAAGAACATGAGCAATATATGCTTCACGTTGTCCTATTAGTGGCAAACCCATACCACCATGATCTATACAATCAAAAGTTTTACAAACTAAAAGTCCAAATTGCCATTCAAGATCAGCTATAAAAACTCTAGAACCACATCTAGCGCAATAATGATAAGCATTTTCGTGGTATGATCTTCGTCCTTGCCATATTGCGCCACCATATGATTCTGGCATAAAAATAAGATGGCTCCTTTATTTATGAAATATTATAAAACAGTGAGGGTAAAGGAGCCATCCTTGCTGCAAGCAGCCGAAACCCCTCACTGCTCTCTTTCGAGAGATCGTTACTAAACTCCGGGTTGCAAAGTAGATTCTTCATCTAATTTATGCTCTTTTACTAATTTCTCTTTTACTTCCCTAGAAACATTTGGATTTTCTAGAGTTGCTTTTAATTCTTGTGTATTTTTAGGCTCTGCCATTTCTTCTGGCGTTAATGGTTTAAATCCATGATATTCTTGATGCCTTTTGAATTGGTCATCAGCAGCAATTTCATTGTCTAAACGACATTGAAAACCACAGGAACATTCACGATAATGACGATATTGTGGAAAAGCAAAAGAATGAACTTCTTTTTTTACTAAATTATGTACGCCTGCCATTTTTGTTATTCCTTAAATTAAATTATAGAGGTAGATACGAATAATGTACCAATAAATGAAATAGCCATACAGTTTGTGCCACAGAAGCAGATTGATTAAACTGTATAGTTGCAGTAAATATTTGTAAAGGAACTGCTGTTGGATTTGTTGTAAATGTTTGTTTAATCGTCCAAGGTTGTCCGGCAGCACCAACTGTAAAACCTGCAAATTGTGTTGATGTAGGTAATAATGTTGATCCACCACCAGTAGCATCTACTAATGTTGCACTAGGAAGTGTTTCAGATGAGGCAGCGGTTGGTGGTTGTGATGTTTTTAATGTAACTACAGTAATAGATGTTGGTTGTGTAGTTACAGTACCAACAAGCCATGTAATATCAGTAATTGTTATAGCTTTACCAGTTGTAGTTCTATCTGATGGTATAGAAAATGTACAAGTAAATAAATTACCAGCAGCACCAGAAGATGATAAAATTCCCTTCAAAGCAAGCATTGATCCACTAAGAGCGTATGTACCATCACCAGAACCAGCATTTGAAGTAGCAGCTTCACTACAATCATTTAGTGGAACCCAATATTCACCATCTTGAAGAGTTCCTACAGTATAATCAGGATTACTTGCAACATAAGAAACTGTTACAGTACAAGATGTACAAGTTGAAATAGTAATTGTAACAGCCCCAAATGCTTGTGTTACACCTTCTAATGTATATGTACCATTAGCTGCAAGAGATATAGCAGAACTTCCTGTCATAGCTGAACAAGAAGAAGTTAATGCAGTTGTACATGTTTGTAATTGTGCAGTCCCTACAACTGTTCCAGAAATAGTCCATTTTAAATTATGTGTATTATAAAATGAACCTTCCGGTACAGTAGCAAGAATAGTAGCAGATTGTGTTGCTGTTAAAGGTCCAATAGTTTGTTCTACTGGATATAATATTGTTTGAGCAAAAGAAAAACTAGAAAAACAAAATAAAGTCAGCAATAAAATTCTTATTGAAGATGAAAGGAACTTTTTCATTTTTATAATCCCTTTTAGAAATAATTGGCTCCTTTACCACCAAACAATCAACACTACGGACCATTACTTCCCCAAACTCCCAGCCAATTTGCAGGAAAAGCTGCAAATCGCATAAGAGATTTTTGTTTAAGTGCATATGTGTCAAAGTCATCATCAAAATCCATAAACGGTTTATGACGCCACAAGAATTTAAGATGATGATTTTCTTTAGCACAAAGACCGAACCATGCTGTATCACTTGTTAAGAAATGGCCTACAATATAACCAAGATTCTCTCCAAGTAATGAGTTAATTTCATTAGTAGCAGTTCCTGGTTTTCCAGGACTTCCCAATAATTCACGCGCCAAAAATCTATTCGCTGGAGCAACAAGAATAACTTCTGGTTTATAAATTATTGGAATACCTACACCATCTACTAATCTTTCAAATTGATTAGTCATTAACTGAATAGCAGCAAAAGAAAGATCAACATCAGTAGCTGGTCTATTAGGATAGGTTCCCGCAGCACTAATTACGTTTGATAATCCCGGTCCATAATTTGTAGCAGGAGGACCACCAAGTAACAAATGTTGATTGTTAAATAGTGATACACCATCTATAGTTTTTATGGTACTAAAACCGAGATTAATAATATTCCACGGAACCATTTCTTCCGTGAATACTTGTGAACGTGCTAGAGCTTTTGGAATTTGCTGAATAACACCAAGTTGGTCATCTTCAACAAGTTCAAATGACGCTCTAGCAGCTAATGAATATGTTAAAGGAATAGCTCGAATTGTTCCACCTTGAATAATCTGTGTATATGCTACAGGAGTATTCTCTGCCTTTAATGGCATCGGTGGAGTTCCAGCAAATTCCAATTCATCATGATATGCAGTCGTTATAGTTTCCACATTAAAAACAGCAGGATATTCTAATTTACGCTGTAATGTCTGTGTCCACTGATTAAAAACCTTGCGTTGACCGGGCGCAAGTAGTTGTGCATATTGTGCCCGTACCATTGTCATAGTAAAATTACCTCATTGAAGATGAATTTAAAATATAAAAAATTATGATACTAATTGCATACTAGATTTCAAAAACTGAAATAAAACTCTAGCATTTGCAATAAGACCATCAATAGTAAAACCAATTACCTGAACAACTGTATTAACACCCGGAGTATTTTTACCTAAATCAATATACCAACGACCATTTGTATCTTTAGTCATTCCAAATTGATTTGAGGCTGGAGCAATGGTTGCTTGTGTTGGAGTTACAGAAGAACTATTAACACTATTGTCTACTTGTGCCCAGAAAATAGTGTCAAGATTAGCTTCACCTACTGTTAAATATCCCAAAGAAAATGGAGCGCCTTCTGGTATATTAACAGCACTTGATTGAAAAGGTACAGAACCAAATGTTACACCTGTACCCGGAAAACCTACTGGTGCAAATGGTGATGGTACTCCTAACCCATTACTTGCAAGATTATGAGCATCTTCATAAGCAACACCAAGAATACCAGCAGCGATTGTTACACCATCCCATGCTTGTACATAACCTGCGGCTGAGATCATTACAGGAGTACCTTTATAAAAGGTTTGTCCTGCTGCTTCTGGCAATACATGTGAACCAACTGTCATTTCTGTATTACCAGATTTTGTTTGATATTGCCAAATTTCAGCGTGATTTGCTATTGCTGGACCTACTGCCATTTTATTCTCCTATTTTATATAGCTCCATAAGATATGGCAACGCTATACCAATATACATCTAGTTAATATAATGCACATATTTTAATTTAAAAGCTATGTGTGCATTCCTTCATTCATAGCTTCTAGTCCCTGTGTAAAAGCCATATCATCAGGACCAGATTCTTTTCTAAATTGTTGATCTTTTTCCCATTCTTTATCAGACATATTATCAAGACCTGGGATATAAAATTCTACATTATGTCCAGCGGATTTCATACGTCTATATGCTGATATAAGTTTTTCACCTTTATGAGCACCTTGTTCTACAACACCAGCATAAAGTTCATCATAAAATTGTTTTTGTGCTAATGAACGCGCTGTTTCTTGAAAACGACCTACCATTCTAAGAGAAGCCATAATATTTCTCTTATAACGCGCCATAAGTACAAATACATTAATCTTCATTAAAATAACATCATACCATTTTATTTCAGAACCATGTAATGCAGAAGGCCATATAGGTGTCTTTTCAATATCTACATCATTAGGACCAGCATTTACAAAACCCAAAGCAGAATAATATTGATAATTACCACCCTCATAATTTTTATAATTTACCCAATGAAAACGAATTTGAGGATCTTTTGGCTTTAAAAATAGAATACCTGGAATGATATCATCAGTTGCTTTAATCCAAGGTATATCCATAATTTGAGACTCATTAAGACTTGCAGCAAATGAATCTAAGTCTTTTTTACTAGCAGGACGAGCGGTTTTACCAATATTTTCAAAACCACTTTGATTTACTGGTTGAGGAATAGCATATGATTCACTTGTCATTCCAGATGTTACTGTTGCTCTAGGACGAGCACCAACTTGAATATCTGGAGAAAAATCCTGAGGCTCTTCATTTTTAAGACTTGTTATAAAATCATGTACTTGTTTTTGCTCTTTAGATTCCGTTAATGTTTCTTGATTTGTTAATTTCTCAAATTGCTCTTTTGTATCTTTAGTAGAAAATGGAGCATCTTTTTTTACATGAATTTCAGAAGCAAGAGTAGAGCCACCATCTACAGCATCAGAGAGAGTTTTTTCAATATTTGATGCTGCTGCATTAATTACTTCTTTTGTAGGATTTTCATTAAATTTTTTTGCCATATATTTACCTTATAATTATATAATTTATAAATTTATATAATCATAGCCCTCCCCTCTGATACCATAGCTGTCTGTTCTTTATACCATTCTTCTGGTGTCATACCATATCTTTTTGCCATAGCTAATTCATTAGCATCAAGACCAAAATTATTAGCTGCTGTTCTTTCTCCATCATTAGTACCTCTATTAGTATTAAGATTTGTACTCTCTACTCTAGAAGTACCACCACCCTGAATAAGATTAAATTTACCTTCTTTTTTAGCAGTATCTCGTTGAATTTCTGTAAAATGAGCACCCATTATAGAATCATGGACTTTCTTAATAACTATCTCCGGATCACTTCCCATTTGTACCAATAATTGAGGAGTATATCTTTTCCACTCCTCATCAATTTCAGATTTAATAGTTTCATTCTTAAATCCATCTAAAGTTGCTGTTGCATTTCTATATGCTAATGTACGCATAAAATTCATATTTTGAATACGACCATCCATAGCAACAGCAGTTGCAACTTTTCTAAGACCAGAAGCAGGATCAGTTGCGAATTCTATCGGATCAATATCATCAAAAACTGTTTTATTTTTATTCCCGTTATCATTATTACGTTCACCAGAATTATTACCCGAGTTATTATTTCCCTCATTATTTCCTTCACTGCTGGACCTAGATACAGAAGTAGTTGTCATTTTCGTCTCTAAAGCAGTAATCATATCTTTAATACTATTAATTCCACCGTCAAATTTTTGCTCTACAGCAGTTAATTCTGCTTTAGTAACCGCACCACCAAGTTTACCCATAAAATCATCAATATCAAAACCAGCTTCTTTAAAATCTTCTTTTGTCATTTTTCCGAATGCCATATATTATTCTACTTATTTAGTAGCTCCTTTTATATTATGATGCAGTTTTTCTCATTTTCTCTTCTATATCTCTTAATTTCTTTTGATTTTCTTCATATCTTTCTATCTCTTCCATAAATCCAAATACACCTCTTACACCAATAATTTGTCCACGAAGAATATCAGATTTATCTTTTCCAGTTCTATTATCATATGGAAATAATAATAATTGTTTATTTAATTCTTCACAACCATTATTGACGTAAAACTCCTCCAACATTTTCCATTCCGGCGATTGCAAAAGTATTTTCAGACGTTCCTTGCTCTGGACTAATCTCTGAAATGCTTTGTTCTCCTTGAGTGATTCTACTTGTTTCTTGGTTATTTCCCACTGTGCGTTGTCCATTTGCATTAGATTGGCTCCTTATTTGTTCTATAAATCTTAATTCTGGTTGCATTCTAGAAATATTATCATAACCAAACGCTCTTATAAGTTTAGTCATTATATATGCCTGAGCTTGAATACCACCAATAATTAATTCACGAAATTCAGGCATATCTTTCATCATTGGATTCATTATTGCCTGAGCCGCCTGATTAATAGATGCTATATGTCTTTCCATCACTTGAACAAAAAGCATCCCGGTTTGTTTTTCAACCTCTCTATTTATAGAAGCTGTAGCAGCTTTAATTGGAAGAGCAAGTTTTCCAAATTTAATAGATTGAAGAGCTTTTATTAATAGAGGCTTATTTGTACCGAATTTTCGTAACCTTTCATCTCCTACACCAAAATCTGCATATTGTCGTCCCATTTTATTACCAAGACCAAGATGAAGATAACGAAAATCAGTTACATTAATATTTACTCGACGAGTACCAGTTTGCATTAATGCAAATGTACCCTGGGCAGAATACTGTGGGCCTGATTTTGAAGAACCTTTTGTTGTTATTCCAGAACCAGTACCACTAGGAAGCCCTAAATCTGTACCAAATCTAGCTTTTGCAAGAGCGATTGTAAATTGTTCATCTGCTAGATTATCTACTGGCTGTGGACCTCCAAGTTGTTTTATATCAAAATCATCTGGATGAAATGGCAAACAGGCCATAGGAGTAATAGAAAATCCTGAATCTATTCTCATTCCTGCATATGATGTGCCTGTTAAGATGATAGATGTATTTTGTAGTAATTCATGGTCATTACGAGTATTATGTTGTGTTGAAACTTGTTCTTGATACATCTCTCCCATTTCAGCAAGACCATATCCAATTATACCATCGTCTGTATAACCAAGACGACCAAACTCAAATGGTTCATCATTATCAGCATAAATATTGAAAATTGCTTTCATGCGAGTTTTAGTCGCATAGTGCATTGTATAAATAAGAGAATATTTTACATTATTTTGAGTATATTTAAACCAACACTCATAAAAATCCCATTCTGCTGTATTTTCATTAGGATTCCATCCAGTTATATTTTGATCTTGCAACTGTTCCGTTGTAGCAGTATCAAGACCTTGACGATCTGGAGTTCCTAATATCTTACGAGTAGAGTCATTATCATCAAATGCACCAGAATGAAATTTTTCTTCAATTTGCCATTTCTTTAATTTATAAGGACCATGATATTTGAAATCTGCATCTTTAAACGTATTCGCAGTAGGAGTGGCGGCCCATTCTTGAATATTTAATTTTTCTGGTCTTGGGCCATCATATATAATCTTTTCTTCATAATTTGGTTTATTTCTATCTTCTGAGTTTATTCCTATTACTATAGCCTCCGTATTAGTAATCCAAGGTGCTTTTACAACAACCATTCCAAATTCTCCAATATCATTTGCAGCAAGACTCTCAACTCTCATAAGATCAAGTTCATCTTTAGAAAGAGCCATTAAATCCATAAAATCTTCATAAACTCTTCTTTGTTCTTCACCTTTTTCTGTTTCTAGCCAATCTCCAACTAATCCAGCTACCCAAATAGGAAGAACTTCATAAATTGAACCGATTTGTATAGCTTTAAGTATATCAATATTTTCGCCTATTAATTGTATAGCTGTATTAGATGCACCAGGCCAAGGAAATTCTTTAACTTTATCTTTTGGTATTCCCTTTGCTAATCTACGCCACTTAGGAATTTTATTCTCATGTAAATCTTGAAAGGCAGCTTTAAGAGTTAGAATATTTTCATAGACAAATTTGTCTAAAGAAATATTACCATCAACTCCAAAATCTACTGAGATTGGTTCTGTTAGAGGCATTTTAATATTCTAATTAGTCCATATATTTATATGGACTAAATATAAGACTAAAAATGAAAATTAGGTCCAAAAGCAAATGATGGTGTCCATCTAGAATAGCCTGGAAAATTATTTGCTTGTATTTCTAATGCTAACCCAGTAGTAGCACTAAGTTTATAATTTATAAACATTCCAACACGCTCTCCCCAACGAGAAGAACCAGAAGAACCAACTGGTTTTACAACTCCAATACTACCAGTGGCTCCAAATTGAAATTGATAACCATTAAGAGATGGACTTAAATTATTTAATAGTTTTGATAGTGGTTGTATTAAATAATCTCCACGACCACCAGCAAATACAAATGTATTACTTAATAAACTGGTTGGACCACCATCAAAATTATTCGTAAATTGAACTTTACCGTCTGTTTCTGCACCTGTTAGAGAATTAAGTCCTGGTAAGTTTACTGGAGTTAAATTAAAATTAACTGTTGTTTCTGTAAAAGCACTTGTTGGTTGTGTTGTTGTTTGACATTTAGATACTGGTACTAAAATACCAAACATAAATGATAAAAATGCTACAACAAGAATCAAATTTCTAGTTTCTCTACTCATATCAGCTCCTTTATTGAGGTGGTTGTTGATTATGTGCATATACATGCAATAATGCCTGTGCTACTGCTACTACTCCTGCTACAACAGCCTGATAATGCCCAGATACTTGTGGCATTAATAGATTACCAACTTGTACAACTCCCATTAATATCTGTAATACTAAATGCCATGTTAATTTAAATTTCATTTTATTATAGCTCCTTTTTTCCATTTCCTACTGGTTTATATTGTATTCCATGTTTAATACAATAATCTTGCCACATTTGATTTATACGTTCAATTAAAATTACATGCACTTTATATTGTTTCAATACTATAATTAAAACAGTTATAGTAGAAACAACACTTATATGTCTTAAAACAAGATCATATGTAGTTTCCATTTAATATCCAGTCATAGATGATCTAGTTGGATTTTTAAAATCGCTTGTTGATCGCATATACAAATTTGATAAATCATGTTCCGTTATTAAATTTTTATCAAAATTTTCACAAATATGACCTATTGTATCAAGAATATCTTTAAAACGACCATGTGGATATTCTTCATATTCTTCCAAAAATTTATCTAAAAAATTCTTTCCATCTTTATCTCTATTTTCATCATTCTGACAGAGATAAATAAGTCCGCGACGATAAAATGGTTCGGAATTATCTATACGCTCATCTTTTGCATTTTCATTTCTATTATCTTTAAAGGGGAGAAAATTATCAAAATACCATTTACCATCTTTACGTTTATAATTATTTAACTCTGTTAATAAAGTGGGAATCCAACTTTGTCCTGCGCTTCCCTCTATCCAGACGTTTCTAATGCGCCATCGCTCTCCTATTATATATAGCATCTGCGCGGCATCTTCGCGGCTTGAAATTTCGCAAAATCCTTCTAATAGATGTAGTTTAAGAGGTTCCTTACTTAAACCAGTAGCTATTATACAATTACGGGAACGTCCTTTTTCTCCGGCGTGATTAGGGTCAAACCAGAGACATTTAATAAGGTTGTTTGTAACTACATCTCGTTCCGTAGCTCCTTGCTCTGTTGGATAATGAATTGCTTTATATTGACGATTTCTTTTATCAAAAAATTGGTCATTATCTCGACCATATACTCTAAACGGCTGGTATAATCCACCAGCCGTCATATTTCTTAGTATTTCTTGTTCTACTTTACATGTTTCTTTATATACTTGACGATCTATTAAGGGAACAGAAACTGACATTGGAATAGTTTTAAAAACAAAATATTTTAACCATTCAAGTTTAAATTTATTTCCACCGGGAGGTATAGGTCGATTACGAAATTGACAACTATAAAAATAATCACCAAACCAATGCTTTAATCTTGCTAACTTTTTTATTGAAAATTCCTCTGGAAATAAAGGAGTATTAGGAGGATGAAGAGAACAACAACCACCTTCCGCATCATGTGTATGAAAGCGGAAGCCCATTCTTTCTTTTTTAATACGCCAATTTAGGTCTTTATATGACCAACGATTACCATCCACAATTACATCTGGCAATTCATCTGGGTTACCTTTGACGGAATCAAAAGCACCAGCAATTAGTCTAACATATTCCCATGTAGATTCTGCTACAAGATCAGATTTAAGAGCTTCTTTGCCAAATAAGTCGTCTAAAAAGAAACGATTTGCATGTTGACTCTGTAGGGCCGCATCTATTCCGGTAAAATTATAAGTCCCCTCACCTTGATTAGCCGAGGCTAAATTATAATCTCTTTTATGTGTTTTTACATCCATTGACCACTGACAGGAAGAATCAGGAAGAATTTCTTTAAAAAGAGATCGGAATAGATTATTACTCTTGTATTCTCTATCTATAATATTGCCTTTTTTCCAAGCATTTTTAATTGTTTCAGTTACGAATATTGATCTTGTATTTACATCGTGAGCACGCTCCATCCATCTAATCCATTCTTCTGAATAACCGAGAGCGCGCATTAGATTTTTCTCTCGATCACCAAAAGGGAGCGCGTACCAAATCATCATTCCTAATGCTATTGTAGTTTTAAAATGATCTCGCGGAATTTCAAAAACCTCTAGAAGATGTTCACATTCGTAGAGAGAACAATAATAGCGATGAAAATTTGGAGAGAGTCTATGTTTTCTAAGAACTGCTTTAATAAAAAAGAATGGAGAACCAAGAGAATTTAAACGCCAAGCTGTTCTTACTGCTTTAGAAGAAAGACCACTAGAAGAGGTACAAGGAAGAAGAGTCCATTGAGAGGCATAAGAAGTCCTATTAACTTCTATTAGTTTCTCTAATCGCTCTGATAATTCTAATGGTTGGAGTTCGTTTATTAGAGACATATAAAAATTTATGAGCTAAGGTGAATCTACAAACCCCCGTTAAATAATATACTCATCTATAGGAACCATATCCCAGAGCAAGTTCTTCTATTCCTATCTTGTGGGCGCTGGAAACTTCGTATATATCTAACTTATAGCTTTAGGCTATCTGTCCACATGGCTCGTTTTATATTCTGGCTTACTGCCACAACCAGTACGTTAGATTTTTTTAGCTCAAGATTAAACTATTGTACAGTTTCTGTTATATTATCTTTTTCCTCTAAAGATTCATTTTGATTTTCAAGTTGTTTCTTTTTACTAAGAGCAGCAAGTAATTCTAAAGCCATCTGTTCATCTTCTTTATTTGTTATTCCGCCCTGATCTTTAGTTGGCAGACCAATACGAGAAACAGCCGCAAAATTACCTTCTCTATTAAGAATCTCTTTAGTTGCTTCCATGCAATATTTTGGTTCATCTCTCCGACTTGCAAAATACAACAAATTTTCTATCGAAATCTTTCTACCTAATTTAAGAGCATGTAAATCTTCATCAAGATTATCCGCAAGATCAGCATCTAGAAATGAGAGAATACCTGATTGATATTGATTTTTTAGAATTTTATAGAGATTAGTCTTGCGAAGAATACTGAATGCTGAAGGACTTATACCAATAAAAGCGGCAATATCTTGAAGAGGTATTCCTAAATTTCTCATCTCTAAACGCACAGCAATTCTTGCTTTTTGAATCGTGCGTATATGAGGTTTGCCTTTATTTGCTAGTGGCATTTAAATATTCACCAAATCTGGTTCATATTTTTTAAAATGTAAAAAAAGAGCATCATTAAGAGGACTGGCATCCTGTTCTTTTAGATTTTTTTGCAGTCCCATTCCGCAAGAGTTCTTCTGATTTTCTGAACGATCAAGACCTTCAATAATATCTTCTTTGTAAGAAGAAATAGGAGCCTCTAGATTAATATCTATAAAATCGGCCAAGGTTTTAGATATTTCTAAAGTCCTATTTTTTATACGAAAGTCTCGCATAATGATGCTCTTAAATTGGTCACAAGCTCAAAATAAAGCACGCTCTTGGCAAAATACACTTATCGCATCTGAAATCAGCATGACATAATTTTCCTTGAAAGTCAAGTAGAAAATCATAAGTAGCTTTATAATCAACAATCTAATGAAACTAGTCTACAAATTTTTAGAAAAATTTTCTAGTCTACAGCTTTTAATTAATATTATTATTATTTTTATAGTAATATTATTTTTGTAAATTAATATTTTTGTCGTAGACAAGAGACTAAAAATTTTAAAAAATTTTATTATGACGTATGCAATTTTCATGCCAAAGTATCTAATATAGGTGTCGCCTTGGTTAATAACATAATGGTTAATAACTACATAATAACTACAATATATAGCTGTCACTAAAAATGACAATACAATATATTGAATGTCTATTAAATATATAGACTTTGTAGTATATACAATTCTTTACAATTCTATACAATTCTTTACTTGACTACCGTTCTAGACAGGCGTAGTCTCAAGATGCTAGACGGAGTTAAAAAATCTCTAGCTGTGATTACGGTGTTAGTTCTCACAACGGTGCAGCGTCTATTAGCGTCTATCGCAAGTGGTAACACTTCCACGCTATACAGATATGCCTGTGACGATAGATGTAATGTCTATTGTAAGATGGCCCGCCGCGTGTAATCATACAAATTTTATTCTCCTATTCTGTGCTATAGCAGATACGGGCTGTGATAGTTATGGGATTATCATACATAATCCATCATTCCCATAGTGGTAATTATCACAGTCCATACCTGCTATGGCAGGAGAATGAGGATAAAAAACATGGCGACTCTGAATGGTAAGACTCCTGAAACGATTGCAAAGGAAATCATTAATGATGCGGTTACTACATCATTGATTGAAATTGATGGAGTAACTTCTCAGCATCTTGACAAGTTGGCACGAAAAGCAAATCTCAATTCCATTGAAGCCTTTGGCGAACGTCATTGGAATAAGCATCGTGACCAATTTCGTCGTGAGGTCATATGCAATTTCATTAACTCGTATTTCAAGCAAATGGTGAAACAGCTTGAAAAACGGGAACGTGAAATGGCACAGACCTATTATGATTCTCTCATCAAGCAAGGAATGTCACCCAACGAAGCACACAAGCTGGCTTTCAATGGTGACGAGAAGAAAGAAGAAGTTGCTGAAAAGAAGTAAAAGAATTTGCTATAGCATGGAATAGGAGAATAACAAATGAGAATAGTAAAAAACAGTTGGTATAGTATTACTCCAACTGTTTGCAAACCAGCGCGGGCTAAAATTGCTGGCCCAAACCGAAATAAAATGCAACATAAGACAGATTTTGTCTCAAGAAATATCAAAGATGCGCAAAGCGCGCAGGATATTTTTCAAAAGCAGTTTTTAATGAGACAGATTTGCAGAGAAGTCTTGGGAAAATGAATTTCAAAGCGATTTTTCATCTTGAAAATGAAAATAATAGTGAAATCTGAGAAAACTGCTAGATTTTTATTTTTGTTTTTTCTTTGTAAATATATGAAAACTAACAGTTTTCTCATGTTTTTAAAAATGTTGTTATTCCTCCCCCTACACCTCCCGGGGTGTATCTTTTGGAATTTTGTTTATATTTTTTTTTTATAAACAAATTTCCATATAAGACGGGGGGAGGGTCTGGGGGAGTGCTAGAAACAATTTCGTAACACACTCTAAGTCCCGGAAAACAAACGACTTCCCGGCCTTGACAGGGCAGAAAATTTCACACAGAATTATAGGAGATACACAATAAGACAGTAAGGAGATAAAAATATGGGTGAATTCTGGTGGATAAAAAATAAAGAAACTGTAAGTTATTCAATAGTTTTTAGAACAAAAAACGGAACTCTCTTTATTGGAGATTCTCATTGTTATAAAGACTCCGAAATTCCACATTATGAATTTATACAACGTGTTACAAATTTATATGTGGAAATGAAAATTGTATGTAATTACTAAAACTATTAGTAATTACATATGTCACAAAAATTAATAAAAAGGAGAAAAAATATGTCAGCAGACAATGGCATCTATATTCTCAAAACTCCAAGACATGAAGATAAACATGAGCAAATACTTGACGGAAATATATTTGAATATCGTGTTGCTCATGCTCAAGCGATTGAAAATATCTATTGGGAATATGAGGATGGAAACCCAGAAGAAATAATCATATATTTTGGTGGATGTGAGATAATGAAAGAAAAAGAAGCACATGAAGAGGCATTTAGATTAGAACACAAAATTATTTCTGATCCAATTTGTCCAATTCTTGAATATGGAATTTCAACAATAGAATTACCACATTCATTCAAATATTATCAAGAAATATTTGGAAAACTTCCAAAATGCAGTAAATGTAATCATTCATTCTCACTTTGTTATTGCTAATTTTATGATTCCCAACGAAGCAACAAAAGATCAATTTTGTCGTTGTCTGCGACTAATGAATCATATTCATTGCACAGAATGTGGTTCTCCTTCCATTTATGTCTTATCCAAAAAGAAAACTTCTCATTTAATAGAAGATATAAACGGAAATAAAATCATCAAGGAATTTATAGTTTTCAGATGCAGAACATGCAGTCATGTATTTGACAAATACGAATTTCTTTATGAATGTGAAGCTGAAGAAAAGAAAACCGCAGGACAACGACACGCGGAAAAAGTAAAACAGCTTTTACAAAATCTAGAGGATGGAATAAAATTAAGTAAAGAAGAAAGACGATACATAAATGAACATTCTCCTCTAAAATACGAAGAAATAAAAGCTGCATTAGACAGAAAAAAACAAAGACTTCAAGATCAAAAATTAGAGGACTTTGCAAAAAATTTTGAAACATTAACACCAGAAGAACAAAAAATTGCTGATAAACAACAAGAAGAAAAAGAAGAACAAAAAGAAATACAAGAATCAGAAATAAGACAAGCGGAAATAGCTGCAAATTTAGCTAAATCTCCAACAGAAAGACTAAAACATATTCGTTTTGTACGTAGAAAAAGAAATGAATCAATAATTGTAGAAACTTTAGAACAACGAGAACAAAGATTGTATGAACTTGCTTTAGAAATAATAAAAGATCATGGAAAGACAGAGCATCCCGAATATATACAAGTTCTTGAAAAAAGAGGACTAGATAGATTCGGGAATAAAATACAACAAGAACTAAAACAACAAGAATCTCAACAAGCTCAAGAAACCCAACAAAAGGAAACCCAACAAAATGGACACGGAGATAACAGTTCTACAAGCAATATTAGTAATATTCACAGTGATTCCACTTTGGATCCTAATAACAATAATATGGAATCTAAAGAACAAAAAAGAAAACCAGGACGACCAGTAGAATTTGAGGGAAATTTGACAGATGAAGATTTAAGAAATTTACCGGGAGTTATGGAAATATCAAACAAATAAATATGATATTTCTAGACCCTACAAAAAGGAGAAATAACATGATTAAAAATACATTTTACAAAGTATCAAAAGAAATGGGGAACGTAAAAGATTATAACTACAACTATATAGTAACTGATACAACAACAGAAAGTATAATTGCGTTTTGTCATGATAAACAAGATGCAACATTAATTAAACGCGCTCTAAATCACTATTCACTTAAATTAGCAAAAAAAGTTCCAAAATGTTAAAAGAATAAATAAATTATGAAATAAGATATGATTAAATACTTATACCCAAAATTCAGTTAATTTGCAAATTTTGAGGAATAAAAATATGCGCGAAGATTTACAAATCGTCTTCCATAATCCACTACCACAGTTTACAAACTTTAATTTAATATCAAAACTTCAATTAGAATATGGACTTTCTCATAAACAAGCAAAAATTTTTACAAACTGGAAAGAACAAAAAGAAAGAATACAAAAATTAGCGAAGAAAGTAATTCCAATAACATTTTAAAAAGGACATAAAAGCCATGAATTTTCAAGAATATATATCTCAACCAAAAAGAATAATTACTCCACAAATGAAATTTGAAGATTTCTTAGATAAAAATCAAATAATAGGGCAAACAGCAATGACATTAAGAGCAATATATTTAGAAGCATTATATCAGGAGAAACATCCCAGACAGTTTTGTGGATTATAACATGCTCCAATATCTAAAACCTCTAAAAGAATTAATGGATGTATGTTCAGAAAATCCTTTAATACATTCCACATATATGCACGAACCACAAACAAAATGGAATGTTATTAAAACAGGAATAGCTCAATTAGTATTTACACTTGATTTTAAACAGAATCCAACAACAAATGAGTCTGAAATTCAAGACCGTCAAAATAAAATATTAGATTTTATAAATTCTCACTATCAAAATTTAATCCAAGATCAAAAAGATTCTGACGTATTTGTAAAAGGAAATTTAATACCTTGGCGTCTACATGATACTCATTTTCATGTAGACTTAAAAGAGTATATTCAATGTCCTTTTACATGTATGCCAGAAATAAGCGAGATGTTAGAAAAAATCATAAAAAAGATAGAGGAAATATGAAATTTTTACTTTTAGTAAAAAATAAAAACAAACAAATTAATAGAGTAAAAACAATATTAATTAATCATATCTGGATTAATCACGATAAAGAAAATTGTTTCGTGTGTACAATAATTAAAAATTAAAAGGAGCCAACAAAAATGAAAACAGTAGTCTTAGCACTAGTAACAAAAGTAACACAAGAAAGAAGATATTTATACTCAATTGAAAGAGCAAAACATGAACAAAAATATGGAAAAGAGTCAGTAGATTCATTTGGATATGCAAACACAAAATCAACAGAATTAAAAATTCAAGAAAATAAATATGGTATTAATGGTACAATTATCGTTGATAATATATTTCTTCCCTATGGCGCATTATTCCCTCTTACAGTAGACCTAGAAAACAAAATTTCTACTGAAAAACTTGCTTCACAAGTGCAAGAAACTACTGAACTTGTTGATCGAGTTTTAGAAAAAAGTGAAAAATCATTCTAAATTACTTGACAAGCTCTCCCTCATCTAATATACTGTACTTGCTCTTAGGATAGAGTCCCCGGCACCGGAGGGTAAAATCTGGTGCAGTTTTATTAGAGTAGTTATCTCCAAGAATGGTATAGGTTGTTTACTATACTGTGGCTTGGTTATTATTTCCCGAATCTTTGACGAAAGATAGGGTTATTATAAGATAACTACTCCATTAAAATTAATTTTAATTAAAATAAAAACAAAGGAGCTACAAAATAATATGACCGAAGCAACAAAAACCGCACCACAAGCAACACAGGCTGTAGAAGATTATTCTACAGAACGTGAAACTATTATATTTGGATTTAATGTAATAAAAGAAAAGGATGAAAAAACAGGACAAGAAAAAATAGTAAAAACTCCTGCTTTATATAGTCCTAATAAAGCAGAAGAACTTGAAAAAGAAGGAAAATTTACTTGTCCAGACGAATTAAATTGCGGTATTGTAGATGTAGTTATACGATACCCTAAAACATTAGAAGCTCTTTTAAAGATGGCAGATACACCAGAAAAACAAAAGGAGCTTGTAGATAATCATAATCGTGGTGCATCAGTAAAAGTTGGTAATAGATTACGTTCTAAAGTTCTTGTTCTTGATGACGATGGAAAATTTTCATTATCTGAAAAAGACGCTCCTAATGGAGTTATTGATCTTACTGATGAAATTCTCTCTGAGAGTAAACGTAGAGTTCTAACTCTCGAAGAGAAGTTTGATCGCTTTGTCAAGGATAATAATTTTACGCCTGAAGTTGCTGCAAAGATGAAAGCAATTTGGATGGCTTCAAATTAATAAATCTTCATCATTAGATAATTTGTAACTTATCAATGGTGAGGTAGTGCTTAATCAATACGATACATAGGCTAGAGTAGAAATATTCTAGCCTATATTTTTTTTATCTAAAAGTTATATAATCTCAAATTGAGATAGTCTCCATACTGTTGATTCTAAAGAATTTAGAAGTATTGACATTATAGACAAGACTTTGGTATTCTAATAAAATCTAGAGAGGATTAAAA